ATGAAAGAGAAAAATGTCAAGCTGTTCAAGCAGTTCCTTCAGTATCGTGGTCTTGAAAAGATTTTCGCAGGCCTGTACCGTACCCACCGTTTCCAAGCCAACCCAGAGGATTTGGAGCAGTACCTAACAGAGTGTGATGCCTTCTTCGTTATCTCGGAAGCCTTCGACTTCGAGCACATCAAGGTCACTGGTCCATACGATAGCCAGTTCTGGAAAGACCTCAATAAGATGTGGATAAAGTACATGAGGAAGCAGGCAGGCCTTGGCTACTACAGGGATGAGATTGTCATTCCTCGTATTCCGGTCAAGGATGCCAACGGCAATGTCATCAAGCCCAAGGAAGAGGCTGATGCCGATGAAGAGATTATCAATGAAGAGGCTGAGGCTCCAAAGGACTTCGTTTCTCATGACTGGTCTGGCTTGAATCTTGTTCCCATCAATCCCACAGGAAAGCGGACGATGGAAGCACCCAAGCCTCTTGAAATACGAGTATGTACCCATTCTGGCAATGTTGTTCTTCTGAGCAACCATATCGCCTACCAGATTGTCCGAGACGGTCTGATGATGATGAATATGCAGGTTGACAAGAACACGAACAATATGGTATTCGTATTCAGCAAGAATGGTGACTTCAATGTACGAAAGTATTCCTCTGAACTCTACTCTATTCAGCACAAGAATGTCATAACGTACCTGTCGAGGTATCTCAATATCCAGTTCGACCCCCAGAAGGTGTACTACATCAAGATTAAGGAGAAGATCTGGAACAAGGACCATTCCATGTGTGCAGTTGTCGTGACTACAGAATATACCGAAAAAGACCGTTGACTATGAACAAGCCAGTATTAGAAACCAAGAAGCTGATTCTTGACGTAATGATAAAGGGCAGTTTCATTTGCCAGATACAGATGCCGTACTGTCCGCTGTTCCCTGTCACCAAGAAGCAAGTCAATGACTTCGTGGTTGAGAAACGCCCCAGTCTGAAGGGCAAGAACTTCTCTGTAGAATACTCTAATGCCACACCGCTGTTCAGAAACGATGCTAACGTAATACTGTGAGTTATGGAAGATATGTTCGCCAAAGACCCTGCATTTGTCTATAGGGACAGAAAGGGACGCTATGCCACGCCAGAGAAGGCCATGACTGACAAGGCCATCGAGGATAACAAAATCCTTCGCCTCAATGTCGAGAAGTATAAGCGAATGTATCTGGCCGCAGCCTCAATGTCATCAAAGTACCATCGGGAACTTGTGGCACTGAAGGAGGAACTGAAAAGACTTACAGAGAAAGGAGTTCAAGTATGATAACGTCTGACGAACCCAAGGTGACTGCATCCAGTCGCTACAGTATAGGCCAGACTTGCGCCATCCTCTGCATAGACAGAAAGACGCTCGGCAGATACACCAAGTCTGGGCTGATAAAATGCGGGTACAGACCGCAGAGCCTCCGAAAGTTCTATACAGGACTTGACATCATGAAGTTCTGGAGGGCTTCGGTGTAGAATCTTTTAAGCCATTTGTTCGCTCATTGCCTGTGAAGGTAGTGAGCGTTTTTTCTTTCCCGAAAAGCGTCCAACAAACGTCCAAGCCTCAACCCCACTAAATAAAGGCACTACAGAAGATTGCCGTCCGAAAAGCGTCCAGCAAACGTCCAGCAACTGTCCACATCTAAAGAATATATATATTATATAGGGTATAGTTATTCCTTTCAGTCATAACTACACCCAAACAAAACAAAGATATACGTGCGCGTGCGCGAAAAAGACTACTCGTTGCGATAGTACCTGTAGGCCTTATCGTAAGAGCCGAAGCCATTCTCATTTAGTTGCATGAAGCCGTCCCCGAATGAAATGTCATACACCATCGTTCCAGTTTTCAGATAGGTATCGTCAACGGAGTAGTTGCCTGTTCCAGAGATAGCGGATTTCTCATAGGCCCATCTGTATGTGCCATCTGTGAAGAACTGCAAGGTGTCGTGGTCTGCAACCTCCTTGAAGTCGTTTGTTCCCTCTGGAGCGGAATACCTGTTGACCCACTTCCCGATAATGGCCTGCCTGTTGTAGGCCGCTTTCTGTTCTGCAGGGTTTGGCGCATCGTCACCATCACCGCCACAGGATGCAAGGCAAATAGCGGCCACCATGATTGTAAAAACTCTCTTCATATACATCTATACTTATAAGGATAAAAAACGTCTCATATCGAATCTATGACAGAATCACTGAACATCTGGCCGACCCCACACAACAGCCATTCAGCAGATACGTTATAGTCACGTACCAAGAAGGACAGCCATTCCGGTTTGAGGAAGCGTTTCTCTGGCTCGTTGCGAAGGGTGCTGAAATTCCAGTAGTTGATGCCGTACCTGTCAGTTACGGTTTTCATGCCTCGGATTTTCCGTTGCATCTGGAGCGTGTCAATGGCAAGGAAGAAACGCTTGGTTATCGCTACACCTTCTGGAGAAATCTTGATAATCATAGTATATAGTATTTACCGTTTACATAGAAGATGTGCGCTTCTTGGGTGTCCTTTCAAACACTCCACTCTCAGTCATGAGCGTCAGGAGCCTGTCTAAGTTCCTGGCATCCTGTTCGTGGATGGCAATGAGTTTGTCAATACGATCCAGAAGTTGCGGTATCAGATTCTTGTCATTGACAACTGGTGCAGGAGCATCGTCATCGAGCATTGGCCCCTCTCCAGAGATAAGCCACTCCAGACGGTAGTAGGGCTTCGCAGACTGAATCTTCGCAGCCATCGTCTTTGAGATACTTTTCGTTTTCTCACTGAGGATGTCATAAATGGCTTGCGGCCTCCTGTCCCCGATTTGCTCTCCAAGTTGTGCTGCCGTTATTCCCTCATGCGAGAGGATGGCATTGATTCGTTCTTTTGCGTTCATACGTTAAAAATCTGTAACGTGCCGATAATTTTCTTATTTTCTGTACAGTTATTCAGAAATAATTGTTTACCTTTGCACCATCATATTTAATATAACAGTGCAAAAGTACAAAAAGTTATTTGAATGGCAAACAAAAATGAAAGAAAACCGCAGAAAATGACCCTTAAGGGCTATTATCTGAACCTGCCAGATGCCTCGCATCCTAAGACAGAGTTCATTACTCGCATCATGAGCGAGTGCGGAGTATCGTTCACCACAGCCAGAAATTGGGTGATGGGTGTAACACGGCCGGACAAGGAAGAGAATGTCCGCAAGTTGTCAGAAATGACAGGTATCAATGCAGATGACCTATGGAAAAGTTAGAGTTCTACATCTACGAGAATGAGTTATGGTGCAAGTATGCCGATGGCCGCAACGAGGTTGTGACCGAGCAGAGCACTGAACTGATTCAGTATTTGTTGGAGCGGATTCGGGAGCACTACCCAGAGGCTTACAAGGCTCTGGAGAAAGAATACAAGAATGTAGCCTTCTACGTGCCTCGCTACCAGTTCCTAATGGTTCGTAGGTTCTGTAAGTGCAACTTTGGCAAACTGGACCCAACGAAACTTGACGTGGAAGTCTCTGGAGAGTTCAACTTCGAGAAGGTTGACTGTCCTCTGCGTGGAGAATGCAAGTTCGATGGGCTTATCTGTATGCCGAAGTTTAATACGAAGCTGTCGCAGGCTGAACTCCGAGTGATGCAGCTTGTGTACGAAGGAGCCAGTAAGGAAGATATTGCCGAACGGCTCTACCTCTCGCCAAACACCGTCAAGAACCATATCAAGTCGGTGTATTGCAAACTCGGCATCCATGAGAAGTCCGAGTTTATCCAGTATGCGAATAAGAATCATTTATTCAGTTAATTTTATGTTCAACAATTTAAAGCACTAAGAGCAATGGGATTGATTAAGAAAAGTAACGAAATCGCTATTCAGCGTAATGTGAAGATGATGGTTTACGGACAGGCAGGTATGGGTAAGACCACCCTCGCACTGTCGGCTCCGAAACCGCTGTTGCTTGACTTCGATAACGGTGTCAAGCGTGTGAATAACTCTCACCTCGGAGAGGTCGGCATCGTCCAGATTACCAACTGGCAGGAGGTTGTAACCCTTCTGACTACGGAGAAAGCAGATCTGGCACCGTTCGAGACCATCGTGGTTGACACCATCGGCAAGATGATGGACTTCATTATCGCCTACCGATGTGGAGGCCGTAACCCCAGAGTACAGGATTGGGGAATGATTAACTCTGACTTCAAGTGGTTTGTCAACGCCCTGTCAGAACTCGGCAAGCACCTCATCTTCGTTGCCCACCGTGACACACGTAAGGAAGGTGATGATACCGTATTCGTTCCTGCCCTCCGTGAGAAGTCGTACAACGCCATCGTCACGGAACTTGACCTTCTGGGCTATCTGGAAATGAAGAACGAGAATGGAGTGCAGAAGCGTTCCATCACCTTCGACCCCACCAGTCGCAACGATGGCAAGAACACCTGCCAGTTGGACGGTGTCATGTGGATAAACAATATCCTCGACCAGAACGGACAGCCGACAGCCCCGAACGACTTCATCCAGAAGCGTATCATTGACAAGTACCAGAACATGATACAGGTCAAGGAGAATGCGCAGGCCGAGTACAACAAGGCTCTGGCCGAGATTAAGGAGGCAGTGGAGTTGATTACCGATGCACAGGGAGCGAACCACTTCATCGAGCATATCAATGACTACAAGAATCTTGGAAACTCCGTCATCCTGTATGCAAGAGACCTGTTCTCTGCCAAGATGAAGAATCTGAAGGTCAAGTACAACAAGGAAACCAAGAAGTACGAGGATGCAGCCTAAAGAGATTTGGAAAGACGTAGAAGGCTACGAAGGACTCTACCAAGTGTCAAACCTTGGTAGAATCCGCAGCCTTGACAGGGTGGTTATTGTCAAAGGAAAGATAATGTCACCCATCAACAGGAATGGTTATTCTCGCATCCGACTGAATAAAGACGGAAAGGGCCAGAATTTTGCCATCCACAGGCTTGTAGCATCAGCGTTCCTGCCAAACCCAGAGAATCTTCCAGAAGTGAATCATAAGAACGAGATAAAGAGTGATAATAAGGTCGAAAATCTTGAATGGTGTTCAACGAAATACAACTGTAATTATGGCACCAAAGTAAAGAGGCAAGTCGAAAAAATCTCCAAAGGCGTACTACAGATTTCTATGGATGGAGAGATTCTGGCAGAGTTCAAATCAGCAGCAGAAGTAGAAAGAATTTTAGGTTTCAGAAATTCAAGAATTAACGAGTGCTGTAACGGAAAAAGAAAATCAGCATTCGGTTTTAAATGGGAATTTGCATGAAAGAGATTCAGTTTAAATTCTACGCAACACTACTTGACGCATATCAGAATTTCATTGATAGCGACATTATCTGGGAACGTTATTGGGCGTTCTCCGAGAACCCTCCCCACTCTCCAGAGGAATTTAGGGAGGCGCAGTTCCAGGCGTTGATTGATAAGATTAACCGTGTCCCCTTCGACAACGAGAAGGCAGACCGAGGAACGGCATTCAATGAAGTCATCGACTGCATGGTCAAGGGCGAGAACTCAGACAAGATTAAGGTACAGAAAATCAAGAATGATGAAGGAAAGGTTGTCGGTCTGAACGTTACCTACAACGAACGGACGTTCTTCTTTTCCATCACTCTTTGCCGAGAGGTGGCTAACTACTACAAGGGAGCACTGGCACAGCAGTTTGTTGAGGCCGTGTTGCCTACCATCTACGGCAATGTCCTTCTGTACGGCTACATCGACTACGTGCTGCCCTTCTGCACCCATGACTTGAAAACCACAGGCAGTTACTCAGTCGGAAACTACAAGAACCACTGGCAACACCTTGTGTACCCCTATGCGTTATACCAGAACGGATGCAACGTGCCGGACTTCGAGTACAACGTGGTCGAGTTAGGAAAGAACAACTCCTACCAGACCTATACGGAAAGTTACTCATACGTCCCAGAGCGTGACATTCCGAGGCTGACGCAGCACTGTGAGGACTTCATCAGATTCCTGCAGGATAATAAGAGTTTGATAACAGACAAGAAAGTATTCGCATTAGTATGAACAAAGAAGAAAAGAATATCGTTCCGGTAGCGGAACTTCAAGCAGAACAATTAGAATTGGTAGTGAGCGAAAAGACCATTGGTAGCCTCACTACCAATGCCAAGGAAATTCGTGAACTGGTCAAGTCGGCCCTGCCGAAGTACGACATCAGTAACTATTCGACAGATGACGTAGCCAAGGCCAAGGCAGACAAGGCCCTTCTGAACAAGGCTCAGAAAACCTTGAATGACAAGCGTATCGCCTTCGAGAAGGAGTTTATGGCTCCATTCGGAGAGTTCAAGGAGGTAGTCACTGAGACGTGCAACCTCATCAAGGAAGCAGTCAAGAAGATTGATTCCGTCATCAAGGAGGATGAGGAACGTTCAAAGACCGAGAAGCGTAACTCCATCCTCGCACTGCCAGAGGTGCATGAGTTCGAGGCTCTTGGCCTCTCCATCCAGACCATCTGGAATGACAAGTGGCTGAACAAGACCACCTCACTGAAGGCCGTCAGTACCGAGATAGCAGAAAAGACCGAGACCGTCAAGACGGATCTTGAAACGCTCCGTTCGTTCGCAGAGGACTACGATGTACTGGTAGTCCGCTATAAGGAGAGTTTGAATCTGAATGCGACTGTTGCCTATGCCAACCAACTGAAAGCCCAGAGAGAGGCCACAGCAAAGGCAGCACAGGAGGCTCAGAAGGAAACCCCTGCCAACACTCCATCCGAGCAGACAAGCGAGGCTCCTGCAGGACAGCAAGAGGCTCAAACGGAAAGCCCTGCACCATCCAACAGCAACGATGACGCAGAGGCAGACGCTATGGATGCTTTCGCAGCCGCTATGGGTGTCGAGGTCGAGGCTCCAGTGCAGGAGCAGAAGCCTGTTGTCTATCCGAGGTACTATGAAATCAACGCCACTGATGAGCAGTTCCAGAAGATAGAAGAGTTCATGAATACACTTGGTATCACCTTTAACCTCCAGAAATAATATGGCAAATACGATTACAGGAACGGTCATATTGATAGGTCAGACCTACCAAGTGCCGACAAACAATGGAATCCAGTTCATCAAGCGTGAACTTGTTCTGGATGCCTCAACCTATGACAGATATACTGGTCAGAAGAAAGAGAACTACGTCAACATGGAGTTCGTTCAGAACAACACCCAGAAACTCGACAACTTCAATGTTGGTGACCTTGTGCAGGTAGATTTCGTGCTATCTGGCCGTAAGAGTGAGAAGGATGGTAATGTCCGCTACTTCACGAACATCACTGGTTATGAAATCAGACTGTTCCAGAATAACGGAAATCAAGGCGCACAAGGAGGCCAAGCCTCTGCACCCTCACAACAGCCCACCCAAGGACAGCAAGCGTCTCAGCAAGGCCAAAACACGGCTCAAACGGCTGCATCTGGAGCACCTGCACAACAGCCCTTCCCACCTGCTGTCGATGAGAACGGAAACCCGATTAACGGTGATGCCGATGACTTACCGTTCTAACCTCTAAAGCGAAGAAGTATGGCACTGTACAACCTCAGTAACCCTTACGACCGCCAGAAGTTCAAGGAAATGGCTAACAAGATGGTGTTGGCGCAGGAGTATGTGGAACTAAAGAAGAAGCACACTCAGCGAAGCATGGCTCAGAACAGTTACCTGCACCTCTTGTTAGGCTACTTCGCATCGGAGTTCGGTTACACTCTGGAAGAAGTCAAGTTCGACCTGTTCAAGAAGCACTGTAACCCGGACATCTTCATCAGACAGCGCAAGAACAAGCGTGGCTATGAAATCAAGTATGTCCGCAGCAGTACGGAACTGGATAAGGCAGAAATGACAACGGCCATAGAGAGGTTTCGGAACTACAGTGCATCCCAGTGTGGATTGTACCTGCCAGAGCCGAACGAGCATGAGGCCATCTTCTTCGCTCAACAACAAGTAGAGCAATATCAGAATTATGTATAACGAAATTGAAATTATGATGAGAGAAGTAACTATCGAACTATCACACTACAATGACCTTCGAGACAAGGCCAAGGAAGCTGAAAAACTCCAGAAGGAGATTGAGCAGCTGAAAGAGAAACACCAGAACGAGATTGAACAACTCGTAAAGGAAGGCAAGGTTGCCGTCATGGTGCAGTCAGAAATCCGCAGAATGTTCGGACTGAAGCCTACCCTCATTGAGATTGTCAATATGGATGAGGTGCGTTCCGAGATTGAGCAGAAAATCATTGACGATGAGGCTGCAAAGGTCAACGCCAAAGTCATCAAGGAACTGGCAGAGTGCAAGTCCAAGTTATCAGACAACAAGGCCTATATTGAGTGGCTTAAGGAGCGCAATATATGGCAGAGAATAAGAAACATTTTTTAAACCATCAAAGTTAAGTTTTATGTTAGCAAATCTGTTAGATTATCGCCCAGAGAAGATTGATTTCGTCTTGACTGAGGCACAGAAGGAAATGTTCAAGGAAATCTTGGTAGTATGCAATGGTGCCAAGACCAGTAAGGAAGCCATCAAGGTATTTGAAGAGAAGTTCAACTGCCTGTTCCCAGAGGGTGAGTTGGCCACTCGTAAGTACGATGAGCACGAAATCCAAGAGATTCGCGAAGAGTACTGTCTGAAGCAGGAGAACGAAGTTCCCAAGCGCAAGGAAGAGTTGGAAACCACTCTGGAGCGTATTAAGGCCATGAAGAAGAAGGCCGAGGAAGCCTACAACTCTGCCCTTCTGGAGATTGCAGACCTTGCGGCCAGAGTGAAGAAAGGCACTACCGACTTTGCCCTGCCTGCAACAGAGACCATCCGTGTCGCTCTGAACGGCAACTTCTGTTTCTTCGCATGGGTGGATGGCCAGATGCAACTGGTCAAGGTCACTGAGATTCCCGATTGGGACAGAAACTCTCTCTGGAGCCAAGAGGACTGGAACCGCAGGGCCATGAAGGAAGTGTTCGGCATCGAGTTCCCAGAAGTCAAGAAGCCTGCTGATGCAGACGATGACGAAGGTGATGATGACCTGCCATTTGGCGGTGATGGTGACGATGACAATCCAGACGATTAAGACAATGACAACAGGTAGGGAGGCTTCGACCTCTCTACCCTTTAAGCACTAAGAGCAATGAAATACGTTTTAAGAGACTATCAGAGGGATGCAAGCACGGCAGCTGTAAGATGCTTCCAGTCCAAGGGAGCACGTAACGGCTTGCTTATCCTGCCGACAGGAGCAGGTAAGAGCCTCGTTATTGCCGACATAGCCTCTAAGTTAGATGGTCCGCTTCTGATTCTACAGCCCCAGAAGGAGATTCTGGAACAGAACTTCGCCAAGTTGCAGAGTTACGGCTGTTGGGATGCCTCAGTCTATTCGGCATCGGTAGGCAGGAAGGATATAAACCGCATCACCTTCGCCACCATCGGAAGCGTCATGAATCACATGGAGGACTTCGAGCACTTCAAGAACGTCATGATTGATGAGTGCCATTACGTCAACTCCAAGGCAGGACAGTATAAGCAGTTCATCGAGGCTACAGAGCGAAGGGTGGTAGGTCTTACGGCCACACCGTACAGACTGTGCTCATTCAGAGGTGGCAGCACCTTGAAGTTCCTCACAAGGACGAACCCAAGAATATTCTCATCCGTCCTGTACTACTGTCAGATTTCAGACCTTCTGGCCAAGGGCTATCTCGCAAACCTCCACTACTATGACTGTACGGCTGTTGACATGAGCAGGGTACGTTCCAACTCCACAGGTGCAGATTATGATGACAAGTCGCTGAAGGAAGAGTATAAGAGAAGCGGCTTTTATGATAAGCTGTCCCAGACTACCATCCGAGTATTGAAGCCAAAGAGTGGCATACCCAGAAACGGTGTCCTGGTATTCACCAGATACATCGAGGAAGCAGAGAGCCTTGTCAACAAGTTACAGTCTGTAGGTATCAATGCAGGTATCGTCACAGGAGAGACCCCTAAGAGAGACCGAGAGGAAATCCTTGAAGAGTTCAAGGCAGGAAGTATCAAGGTCGTGGCCAACGTAGGTACGCTGACTACTGGATTCGACTACCCAGAGTTAGATACGATTATCCTTGGCCGTCCGACAAAATCCCTCGCTCTCTACTATCAGATGGTAGGCCGTGCCATCCGTCCGTTCAAAGGCAAGGACGGTTGGGTAGTGGACTTGTGCGGAACCTACAGACGCTTCGGCAATGTGGCCGACTTGAAAATAGATCTGGAAGCACCTAACTCCAGTAGATGGTGCATTATGTCACACGGAAAACAACTCACAAATGTAATGTTCCAATGAAGAAAGTATATATCAGCGGCCCCATCAGTGGCCATAACTACGAAGAGAGAAAAGCGGACTTTGCCAGAATACAGGAATATCTGGAAAAGTTAGGTTACGAAGTGTTCAACCCCATGGCCAACGGACTGCCGCCAGAGAGCACCACAGCAGAGCACATGAAGGTTGACATCAAGGCCCTGTTGGAATGCGACTGCATCTACATGATGAAGAAGTGGAACCACAGTGCCGGATGCCAGACAGAATTTCTGGTTGCAACGGCAATAGGTCTGGAGTTCATCTTTGAGGTGTGTGACACCACGCCATCAACGTTCTTCGGCAAGGTAGAGAGTGAGAACGGAAAAATGGTTCACAAAGTTAAATTCGTGTAGCCATGCCCTACTATATGCGCCACTGGCCAAAGAAGGCTAAAAAAGGAAGCAAAGAGGCAAATACGGAGAAAACCAAGAAGCCTCGCAGCAAGCCCAATTTGGTAGCGAAACTGGATAGGGTCTTTGCCCTGTATATCCGACTGAGAGACGCAATGCCTAACGGCTATATCAGATGTATCAGTTGCGGACGAATCAAGCCCTTTGAAGAGGTCGATTGCGGACACTTCCATTCCAGAATCCACATGGCCACAAGGTTTGATGAGGATAACTGTCATGGGGAGTGCCACTACTGCAACCGCATCAGTGCCGACCACCTCATCAAGTACAGGGAGAACCTTATCAAGAAGATAGGACCTCAGAAGGTCGAATGGCTCAACGTCAAGGCACATGGCACGAAGCATTATCTGGATAGCGAACTGGAGCAGATGATTAAGCGGTACACTCTGGAGGTGAAGCGTCTGAGCACACTGAAAGGCATCAAGGTAAATCTGTAAACTTCGTTAAAAATGATGTTAATAGTATTTGTTATTCAAATAATATTCGTTACCTTTGCAAACGTAACACAATCAACTGAGTGGCATCAGTTGGAACGAAATATAAATGCTCTGTCGAGTAGTATTCCTATGCCACCTCCACACTTGGAGAGGAACACGAAAGACGGGGCAGTTTTTATTATCAGTATGTGAGATTATGTCTGAAAGTTGGGTAAAGATATACCGCAGGTTCCAAGATTGGGAATGGTACGGCAAATCTGAAATGGTTCATCTGTTTCTGCATTTGCTTCTCAATGCCAATGTAAAGGATGGACGGTGGCAGGGCGTGGAAATCAAGCGAGGCCAACTTATCACTGGAAGGAACAGGCTTATGGCAGAGACAGGTATATCGGAAAGAGTTATCCGCACCTGCATCCAGAAACTACAGGAAACAGGTGAAATTATAGTCCAAGCGTCCAACCGATTTTCGCTTATAACTATCTGTAATTATGAAAGTTATCAAGATGTAAATCCAGAAAGCGTCCAGCAAACGTCCAACCAAAGTCCAACTAACGACCAACAAACGTCCACATCTAAAGAAGGTAATATTATAGATTCTTCTGGCGAAGAATCAAACAAAACAAATATAACACGCCCAAAGAAAACCAAGGAAGATGTGGCAGCTGACACCAAGAAGCGTATGGCAGCGTTCTATAACTCCCTCATTCCTTACGTACAGATATATGGAAAGGAAATGGTGCGTAATTTCTATGATTGGTGGAGCCAGACGAATAAGTCTGGTAGCAGGATGCGTTGGGAAATGGAAAAGACGTGGGTTCTTGAAAAGAGGATACGGTATTGGAGCAGAAACGAAAAATCATATAGCACTAAGAGCAATGGAATCAGTAACGGAAATAATACAACGGAACAGCGAACAGCTGATGCGGCCAGAACAATCTCCGCTTTCCTCTCTGACGATTGAACTGTCTCAGTTAAGAAACGGAGTGATGCAGAAATATGGTAGCAAGGGCGTGGAAGTCCTTGACACCTATCATGCAGACTACCTGTTCAAGAAGCAGTTGGATGATGATGCCTGTATGTTCGGAGAGTACCCCACCCTTATTCAGTTAAAGACTGACTTTGACGGCAAGTTCCCTGTTGCGTGGCTCATGGCTCATCTGCACGATCTGTCAGAATACTGCGGCTGCAGGGATAAGTTATCTGGCCATGCACTACAGCAATGCGCCAGTGTGATAAGCACCGAGTTTGGCTTTCTGAAGGTCACGGAGATAATGCTTTTCCTGCACCGCTTCAAGTCTGGAAGGTATGGCAGGTTCTATGGCTCTGTTGACCCCATCGTTATCACGACATCGTTGAGGACGTTTCTGAGGGAACGTGCCAATGAATATGAAGAGCACGACAGAAAGTTAAAGGAAAAGGCTGATGCTGAATATGCGAAAACGGCCGTCACCTATGAAGAGTATTGCAGACTGAACGGACTGCCAGTAAAATCAAGTCCTCTAAGCGGCTCAAATGTTGCCACCCCTGCAACTACCAAGCCCAAGGGCTACAAACGTTACCAAGAGGACCACATGAAGTCTATGGCGTATTCCCTCATCAATAACACCCAACGCTATAAGCCAGATGACTTGAAAATGCTCAAAGACCTGTTCAAGGAAAAGATGGGCTGCACACCAGAAGAGTACGTAAAGCAAGAAAAGAAATGAGACCAGTAAAGACGCCTATCACATACTATGGTGGAAAACAGCAGATGATTAAAACGATACTGCCTATGATACCACCTCACAGGATTTATTGTGAGCCGTTCTTTGGTGGCGGTGCAGTTTTCTTTGCCAAAGGTCCATCGTATCTGGAAGCCATCAATGATATAAATGACAACCTCATCACGTTCTACAAGCAAGTACAGACAAACTATGATGCTCTGGAGGAACGTATCAAGAATACCCTTCATAGTGAAACAGAATGGAAGAAGGCAAGGAAGATATGGCTTGGAGCGGACTGCCAAGATATTGATAAGGCTTGGGCTGTATGGATGCTTACAAACGTATCATTCTCTGGTTCTCCAGATGGAGGTTGGAAATGGTGCAACGGTTCTGGAGGCTCACATTCCGGCAGAGTTATGAGAAATAAGAGAGATAGTTTTACCGATGCTCTGTATGAAAGATTGAAAGACGTTCAGATAAGTTGCCGTGATGCCCTGTTGTGCATAGAGCAGAGAGACACGCCAGAGACGTTCTTCTATCTCGACCCTCCGTACCCCGGAAGTGAACAGAAGCACTATCATGGATTCACTGAAGAAAATCTGGAGGAACTCCTCCATAGATTGGAAAGTATAAAGGGAAAGTTTATCCTCTCGCAATTCATGACGGCTACACTTGAAAAGTACATTGAGAAAAATCATTGGAACTACAAGTCTGTCGATATGAACATGAATGTAGCGAATTTCGATAGAAATGGGGGGGGGGTAAAAGAAGAAAGTTAGAGGTTTTGGTATATAATTTTGAAACAGAAAAATCACTATTCGACCTATGAAATGTTCAGACTGCAAATACTGGTTCAACAGCAAGGCCTATGGCCAAGGATGCAACTGTCCTGGCGTTAGGCCATGTGACATCGAGAAGAACAACAAGAAGAAAAAGTTCCAAAGACAATACAAGAAGAAAAAGAAGGAGCGTTATGCCTATTAAGCCAGAGAACAGAGCCAGATACCCCAAGAACTGGAAAGAGATACGTGCTGCTATCCTTGAACGTGCTCACAACTGCTGTGAGTTCTGTGGCAGGAAGAATCATTCCCACTTCTGGAATGAGAAAACAGGTAAGTTGGTACAGGTGGTGCTCACTATCGCCCATCTTGACCACACACCAGAGAATTGTGACCCAGAGAACCTAAGAGCACTGTGCCAAGCCTGCCATAACAGGTATGATGCGAAGCACAGGGCTGAGACAAGAAAACAATCGAAGAAATGAAGTACAGGGCGAGTAAACAGGTTGTGCGTCTAATCAATGAGATTATGACACACGTAGAGAACGCAAAAGAAGAATTGGATAGGTTGAACATCGGTAACTGCCATGATGAGTTAAACCATATCCGCACAATGGATATTAAACTTGAATACGATGAACAAGGAGAGATTGAATGAATTAGCCAGAAGCATCCATGAGATAGCCACTACTCACGGATGGCATGAAGAGAAGAAATCGGATGCCCATTGGCTCTGCATGGTGATGACCGAGATAGCCGAAGCTGTTGAGGCTGACCGTAAGGGCAAGAGAGCGAACATGAAGGATTTCCATCGGCTCGTTAGAATCGGTGATGTGCCGGACGCATACTGGAAGGTGTGCTATGGTGACTTCATCAAAGGTAGTCTGGAAGAAGAGTTTGCCGACATCGTAACAAGAATACTGGACTTCGCCTATGAGAAGTACGGTGATAGCATGGAGTGGAACGGATGGAGTATCAGAAAGGTTTCCGATAAGACTACCTTCACTGAGAAAGCCTTCTCACTGCTAAGATGGATTACCTGTGGCAACATGGGTATGAGTGAGATAACCTTGTTCGTACAGTTCATGTATGCTTGGTCTGAATCGCTCGAAATAGATCTGGACTGGCACATTGATGCGAAGATGCACTACAACGCCATGAGGGAATACCGTCATGGAAACAAGAAGTACTAACGTTATACTCTGTTAATGGCCTCATCAGTACCAGATAGTAAGCAAACAAGTTCAAAAATGGAGCATTTTGACAGCAGTTAACATTGTTAAGGTTCAGTTAAGTAAATGAAAAGTTAAATTCTTAATATAAAGTTCACCATGCGTTTCAAATTCCACCCCCTTTATACTTATCCGCTCACTTGAAATTTCGAGCACCTTGCGGATTTTTCACAAAACGTCCAAAATGTGCAAAAAGTCAACAGTTAAACTTAGTCAATGTGCATGAAACTTTTCGTTTTATCGTTTTGATATTCAGAAATAAAGCAGTAACTTTGCCAGTGCAAATCAATTAAACGTAAAGAGCAATGAAATCGGTTAAATGTACGAACTCGGAAAGAAAGACTGTGCGGTTCTGCCTCAACGGACATGAGACAGACCAGATTATTGTTACTGCCATCCAAGATGGTGAGTACTGGTTCCAAATCGGAATGTATAAGACGCTGAAGAATGCCAAGAAGCAAGCTGTTCGCCAGATGGCACAGGTTGGCTACACTCTCGACCAGAAGGAACTTGATGCGTTGACAATAGAAAGTTTACTATAAAGTATCAGAGCAATGGAATTGTATGTATTAAGAAACGATGAGTTAGGCGGTGTATGTCACTGCCCCACCTTCGAGAACAAGGATGATGCTGAATATGAAGCCGCCTTCAAGTGCAGACGGCACAGCGTCATCGTCATTGACGAAAGCCAGATGTATGAGCCTTGCAGTCCGAAGAAACTCACGCCAGATTGTATGGTGTGTGCTCGGTGTGCCTCTACTGTTGAGAAGCGTAAAGCCTACGTGCAGTCGCTTGGATTTGATACAATAGATGCTTACCTAAAGGCCAGAAGAAATGATTAAGCCCAGATACATCTACCTGTTGAGCGACTGTGGCCACTATGAGATAAAGGCACGTCTGGTATCACAGCAGAACGGCTATTCGAATGACTACTACGGCACGAAGAAAATCTACTCTGGTGCCTGTTGGAGCGTTGAAATGCTGAAAGACCATCAGCGAGTATCAGACATCAAGGGCTACCACTATGGACGTTATGGCCAACTCGCTCTCTGCCAAGGAGGCGTGAAGCTGAATAAGAACACGATCCTCTTTGGTGCCGTACTGACTGGATTGTTCACCAGAGCCTTGAAAGAGGTTGACGGTGAGAAGATACGTAAGCAATGGCATAAGGAATATGTCGAAGCCAGAAAGCAGTTTGGATAGTTATAGGATTCGCAGGAGTAACCGCCCTGCACGTTTAAACCAATATAGAGCAATGAAAGAGTTAAAGTTAGATGTGCCACAGGAAAAGGCACAGGAGTTCGCAAAAGAAATGATTGCACTCGCAGAGAAGTATGATGTTAAGGTTAAAGGTATTGACACCTTGCTACCCATCACAGAGAGAGTAAAGACCTATGAGGATGCCTGTCATGTACTCGGCTTCGAGCCTGTAGATTTCTACAAGTTACGTTATTCGTCACCCATTGATGGTAGTCGATGCTTCTTGGAAAAAGATGAGGTAGCCTACATCAAGTTAAAGACTATCGCTGCCGCCCTCAACGAAGGATGGGAGCCTCAGTTTACTACTGATGAATACCGTTGGTACCCTTGGTTTACTCTCTGGACGGAAGAGGAACTGAAAGGCAAGTCAGAGCAATGGAAGAAAGACCGTGCGCTGTGGCTCGGTGGCGGTAGCTCGTACTACGGTGCGAATGGCGGTCTCGCTTGTGCGAACTCGAACGACGCTTGGTCGTTCTCGTACTCGAGCGTCTCGGCTCGCCTTGCTGTCAAGTCAGAGGAACTGGCCGTTTACTTCGGCAAGCAGTTCATTTCCATCTGGGCTGACTATGTAGGACCATTCAACCGTAAGGAGGCAGAGAAATGAAAGAGGTTGTAATCAAAATCCCCTGCTCATGGAAAGACGTGAAGAGACTTTGGAACGAACACGTCAGCAGAAGGAACAAGCATAATGCCAATGTCATTCGAGAACTGGAGAAAAGGGTCAAGGTTGTTATCAACAGCGGCTATTGGGATAAGGACGTATCTGAGTATTTCAGAAAGCACGTCTTTAACCATCGCTACAGCAACGGACTGAGAGGTGTGTTTGACGATGCAATAAGTAAGCTGAAATGAAGAAGATGATGTTCAATGAGAAGTACGGTCTGCAAAGGGCCGTACTCTCTCGCACCAAAACGAAAACCAGACGTGATGGTAAGAAGGTTGAGAAACAGTATGCCATCTACGTTGTGGCCAACGAAATGAAGGGTAAGGAAGATTACCTTTCCCTTGAAGAGTTTGCCATCAGCAAAAGTCCTTATAATGTTGGTGATATTGTTGCCATCCAACAGAGTTACAAGGAACTGTTGGAGGAAGAGTATATGCCAACGAGCATCGAGAACGAGGTCATCATAATGGTCGAGCAGAACCACATCGGCTGCACGAACAAGATGTATGTCAAGGCTGAGTTGATGCCTCATCATGTCCGCATAACGGAGGTGAGGTTTGAGCAGCTGAAATGTATCTCTGATGAAGAGTGCCTGGAAGAAGGTATCTACAGGAGAGACGATGTAATAGATTGCAATATGAATCCTGTTGTCCGATACCAGTACTACGGAACTCCGGAAATGTTTGCCACACCCAGAGACGCTTTCGCCTCTCTCATTGATAAGACGTGTGGCAAAGGTACATGGGACAGGAACGGCTATGTTTACGTTTACGGTATAGAAAGGGTTGACTGATGGGAAAGTTCAGATTGTTTGAGTTCAAGCCAACGCCATTCCCAAGGAAGCTGTTTGTTGCCTTTGGTGGTTGCAAGGATGATATTGAAAACACCTTCTTAGACCCAGACTGTGACAACTACCAGATAAGCGAAAGCGAACTGGAAGATTCCAACTGTATCACGCTGCCGTATGTCATCGAGAAGAAGGATGCTTGGAGAGGTATTCTGGTCTGGTTGCACAAGCCAGAGGTAATGACCGTAGGGACGATAGCCCACGAAGCCGATCATGTAGCGAACGCCATCTTTAAGGCCTGTGGCCAAGGTTTAGATACTGGTGATGATGAAATGCACTCATACCTCGTTGGATGGGCTGCTGAATGTATTGATGAAGTCTTACAAAAAGCATTGAAGAGTAATGGATAAGGAAGCAAAGCGCATCTATAACCGCAAGTATTACGAGACGCACAAGGGCCAAATCAAGGCCGCACAGCGTCTTTCTCCCTCTACTCTTACACCTGCAAGCCAAGAGGCTCATCGTGAAGCCTCACGGAATTACTACAGGCGCAAGAAGGAACGTGAGACACCAGAGGAACGTCAGGCACGTTTGCAGAAGCGTAGGGAGAACTATAAGAATAAAAAGTTATCCTCTGTTAAGCCTCCAGAAGTCAACAGTTAAACAACTGTAATGTGCTGAAATTCAATGATTATTCGTTTTGATTTTCAGAAACCTTTGACTAACTTTGCCAGAGCAAACCCCTAAAAGTAAAGAGCAATGAAACGAGCAGAAGAAATTCAGAATTTACAGTCCCTCAAAGGTGATACCTATTTTGCGGACTTCTTCGGAGAGCACGACATCGACCAGATGTGTGAGAACATCAAGAATGACTTCGGTCTGGAGTTAGGTTGTAACTTCTACCAGAAGGCTGAAATCTACCAGAAGCAGGTCAAGGACACCGAGAAGAAGGCCAAGGAGCAGAAGGAGAACTTCGTCCGTGGTTTGATAGATGACTTTGACGGTCATATCCCATCCGAGATTTACGACAGACTGGAAGATGCAGTTGGAAAGCTGTTCATCATCAACTGGAAGCGTCAGCAGGAATATCCGCTCACAGAAGCAGAGATAGACTGGCTGGTCACTGTAGCGAACAAGAAGTAAAGGTAACGGCAGGGCTAACCACCCTGCCATCTAAAAGATAGAGCAATGGAAATCGTAGAAAAGAACGTTAAGGATGGTGCACGTGAATACAAGTTTGATAACGGTGCATGGGTAAAACTCGATATTGATGGCGAGTATGGTTCTTGGGAGTACCAAGAAGATGAGGATGATGAGGAAACCTACATGGAAGGTGGAATCTGGTTTGACGGCAAGCAGATTGAGGACTACGATGGCTGTTTTGAACTGCCAGAGGAAGTTGTCGCTGCACTGAATGAACTTGGTTACTCTCTTGATGACTGAATTATGGCAGTAGTAAATCGGAAATGTCGTACCTGTGGCTATTTCGAACCAGACTTCTCTCGCAATCGTGGTTGGTGCTACTGGAAAGGTGCTCCCAGAAATGCAGGAAGTGAAGAGTGTGAGGATGGTTATAAGGAAAAGGATGATTGACTATGGCAATGACCTATGACTACTCCACACGTAAGATAACACGTGACTGGCACATCAGACGGCACGATGAAAAGTGTCGTTTGAGTGGTTTGCCTGCAAAGGTAGGTGGTGACCGCTGTAAAAAGTGTCCTTACAATAAGGGTACAGAATTTGACTGGCAGGCACGAGACCTTGAAGATACGTTCTTTACCCTCTGTTCGCATCCAGAGGCAACGGATTCTGAAAACACAGGAAATGTACTCTGGCGCATCTATGATAGATTTGAGAGTGAAGCACTCGCACGTATGTATGACTAAACGAAAAGAGCAATGACTACAGAAGAAATGAAGCAATCCTCATACCAGAGCATCAAGGATGAACTTGAAAAGGCTTTCGCCTCTGGTGCCATGCCAAACGTCAAGGGCTTCAAGAAAGTTATCGCATCACTGAAGAAGCGCATGAAGTTGGTTGAATCTGGAACATCTTTCTTCGCCAGAAGCCAAGAAGATGTAACAAGGGCTGAACTGGCTGTTGCTCGACTGAGCGGCCAGTTGCAGGCATATCAAGAGAAATTGAATATGATAACCGAAAAGCTGAAACAAAATGAGTAGCAAGAAGAGCAATGGAATCGAGGTCATCTTTGACCCAGAACAGTTTAAGGGCCTCACCGCCAAAGACATTATCCGTTTCATCCAGAAGCATGAGAGAACGGCTATCGTTGGTGAGCGTTATGGTGTTGATAAGCACATCATCCGTTATAGGACAGTAGCAGACTGGAATCGGTACAAAGAACACAACCCTTATTCAAAGAAGTAAAGAGCAATGAAACAAAAAGAAACAACGATTGATGGTCCTGGTAAGTATGTCTGTGTCGTGAAGATAAGTGTTACATCTGAGACTGACCGCTATCATGTTGACGATGTTGTTTATTACCGTTCTGGAATGTCACCAGACTTCGCAGTAAGGTGGTCGTGGTATTTTGAGTATCTGGCCGCTCTTGTAAAAGTCCGCAACCCCAAAAGGGCAGTCTTTCTGAGTGGAGGCCGACAGGACATCTTGTTAGGTAAGGAGTGGCATGATTATCGTAGGGAGGTACTATTAAAGTCTCGACAAAGGAAACTGAAACAACTCAATATGCCTGTTGTGGATGATGACCTCTTCGGATTCAAAAGCCAAGATAACGAGGCAAAGAAAGCAAAAGTCAGTGCTGAGATAGATGCGCTTGTCAAAGATACATACCCGATAAGCGAGTTTCCAGAATACATCAACAAAATCAAAGACTATGTATAGGAAATTAGAGCAAGATGATTTTGTGTCATTCTTCGTATTGAAAGGCGCAGGAATAACATACAAGACAATAGGAATGTTGTTCGGGTGTTGCGTTTCTCTGAGGCAAAGGCAGGGAACTGTGCATACAGGAATGAGTGTCCCATCTATGCGAGGACGAAAGCCGCCCATCCTGCCAGACCAATACAGTTGACGCTAAATTTTTGAAATATGATTACGTATGTGCCGACAATACATCACAAAAGCCATCCGAAAGTGATGGTGTGTCCTTTTGGAGAAAGAGACTTGGAACATGATGAATGTTACTCTGGAAGCGGACAGAATAAGTGTCCTTACTTCATCCGTTACGAATGGTGTAATGAGCATGATGGTTGAGTCTCTTGCACCCATCCACCCAAGCCAAAAGCAGTCGAAGGATGGCTGTTTGACCTCTGAATAACTCAAAAAGTGTGAAAAGTATTTGTTATTCAAATAAAAATGCCTATCTTTGCAGCAAAGTTACAGAACTATGAAATATGATTATCTGATAGTAGGGGCAGGTCTCTTCGGAAGCACCTTCGCACGTCTGGCCACGGATTCTGGTAGGACGTGCCTTGTCATTGACAAGCGGCAGCACCTCGGAGGCAATGTCTATTGTGAGAATGTTGATGGTATCATTGTGCATAAGTACGGCCCACACATTTTCCACACAGACAGCGAGGAAGTGTTCAAGTTTGTCACCTCTCTGGTAAAGGTCAATCCTTATGTGAATACTCCGATGGCCCACTACAAGGGTAAGATGTACAATATGCCGTTCAACATGAACACGTTCTGCCAGATGTGGGGTGTGGTCACTCCACAGGAAGCAATGCAGAAGATAGCCGAACAGAGCAAGTGCATCAAGGAAATTCGGAACTTGGAGGATAAGGCAATCTCGCTCGTAGGCAAGGACATCTACCGTAAGCTGATAAAGGGCTACACGGAGAAACAATGGGGACGGCCATGTACGAAACTCCCTGCCAACATCATTACTCGCCTGCCAGTCAGATTCACGTTCAATAACCGTTATTTTAACGACCGCTACGAGTTTATTCCCGATGGGGGATATAATTCCCTCATCAACAAACTTCTTGAAGGCTCAGAGGCCATTCCTGGACTGGACCTATTCGATGCAAAAGGAAAGGTCTTTGATATGTGTGACAGAGTGCTTTTCACAGGACGTATTGACCAGTTCTATGACTACAGGTTTGGAGAACTCGAATACCGTTCCCTTCGCTTCAATCAGTTTACCTTGGATGAAGAGAACTATCAAGGAGTGGCAGTAGTCAATGAGACTTGGGGAGGAATACCTTATACCAGACGTGTTGAGCACCGCCATTTCCAACAGCCCAAGGAGCCAGTCAAGAAAACAGTCATCACGGAAGAGTACCCTGCATCCATCAAGGAAACAGGAGAGCCGTACTACCCTGTCAATGATGAGAAGAACAATGCCATCTATCAGCAATACAAGGCACTGGCCGACAAAGAAGAGAAGGTCATCTTTGGGGGTAGGCTGGCAGAATACAAGTATTACGATATGGACGATATAATCTTAAGAGCAATGGAATTATGGAAGTCAGAATTGAACCGTTAGAGAAACGACACGCTGCCGATACATGGCAGTACAGGAACGATCCAGAAATCTGGAAGTTCACCAGTTGCGACACTCCCTTACCTGCAACGCTCCAGACAGAAGAGCAGTGCTACATATTCAGAGGGCAGGACGCAAGGAACCGAATGTTTGCCATTATGGCAGACAATGTAGCTGTTGGAGTTGTCAGTTTGAAGCAGATTGGCTTCGGAACAGCCGCCATCGGCTACTACATTCTGAGGAAGGATATGTGGGGAAAGGGCATCTGCAAACGTGCCGTCATACAGGCTATGGAAATAGGCTTTGACGTGCTCGGCCTTGACCTGCTGTATATCTGGGTAAACTCGGACAACCTGCCATCATTCAGAGTGGCACGTTCGCTTGGATTCTACAGTGTAGGGCTGTCCTTTACGAATACCAATGTGCATAGATTTGAAATGACAAAGACCGTATGGAACAGCAAGAAAAACGAATTGAAGTAGTAGAACTCAAAGTGAAGGATTTGAACTTCGAGTTTGAGAACCCTCGTAAGCCTCTCACTCCAAAGCGTAAGCAGGCCTTGGAGGAATCCTTGGAAAAGTTGGGTGATTTTGGCGTCATCGTCATTGATGAGAAGAACAGTATTCTGTCTGGTAACCAGAGAGTGAAGATACTGTATGCCATAGACCCCAACAGGACAGTGCTCTGCAAACGTCTGATAGGCTACTCTGATGGAGAGAAGAAAGCCGTTAACATCAAAGCCAACACCCATGCAGGAGAATGGGACATGAAGAAACTGGCTGAATGGACTGGAAGCCTCCATATTGACCTCTCTACTGATTTGACCGTATTGACCACCAAGGAGCCAAAGATTAAGGACATGGAGTTGATACGCTATGAGAAGTATGACTATGTGATGATTGTCTGCCGTAATGAGGTGGACTATAACAACCTCATTCGTGCTCTCGGCATTGAAGATAAGAAGGTGCTGATAGCGCATACCAGAGATAAGGATAGAAAGATTAAGGCACGTGCCATCTGGTATGATGACATGAAAGCCAAGATAGTACCCAAAAAGAAGAAGTGATATGAGAGATTTCAATGTTCTGCTGACTTGTTGTGCTAACCACGTCAAGGAGCGTATAGATAGCCTCAAACAGAATGAGGATGGTGTAAACGTCAATGTGTATGCCGTCAACTGCAACCCTCACAACCTGCCGCCAGTCGGTATGGTTGAAGGGTGCGCTGTAGTTCCTCCGATTACAGACAGCAAGTATCTGGAATTGTTGCGGCACTACTGCGAATTGTGGAAGATTGACATCATTATCCCTACGGCCACCGTAGAACTTGAACTGATGGCTAAATACAAGCCTTTCTTCGAGAACCAAGGAATCATGGTGTCTGTAGCCTCTCCAGAGTGTATTGCCGTTGCGAATAATAAGATTGAACTCCAGAAGCATTATTCCTCGCTCATGCCGAAGCAGATGATACCTACCTGTTATGCGGACGCAGTAGATTTCCTGCGAACCATCCGCATTGGTAATAAGATGTGCTGTAAGCTGTCAGACCATGCAGGAGGTAACGGCTTCGCCATCGTTGATGATGAGAAGGCCAGAGACATCACGCTCTTCAACAAGTTAGGAGAGAACCGATATATCAGCATGGATGACCTCTGTGAAGTCCTTTGTCAGAGAAAGACAACTGTTATCCTGCAGGAGTACGTTGATGGTAAGGACTATTCAGTAAGCGTCCTGGCAGTCAAGGGAAAGGTTACTCATATCGTTGGCTACATCGGTCATCAGATGTCCTATGGTGCCATCATTGACGGAGAGATAGCCTACAATCAGCAAGCCTACGAGATAGTGGAGAAACTGGTTAAGGAACTCGACCTTGACGGAAACGCCTGTTTCGACTTCCGCATCACTCCAGAAGGATGGGTTGTACTGTTGGAGGTGAACCCCAGAGTGAACGCCTCGCTGCCGTTCGTCTGGAAGGCAGGAGTGAATATGCTCTACCTTCGCTGCAAGAACCTGTTGGGTGACTATTCTGATATTGGCCAGTTCCAGAAAATCGAGTTTGGACTTAAGATGAAGAAGTTCTATGACAGCAGGTATTTCCTTTAACATCTACGTCATGTCCTACCAGAGGTATGACCGCATCGTTACCAAGGACTTGTTCGAGTACTGTACGTATGTGGTCAGAGAGGAAGAGGCAGACAAGTACAGGGAGGCAGGAGTGGATAACCTGCTCATCATTCCCAAGGATTGTCCTGTCTGGAACTTCATGGATACGCTATGGTGGACTATCTGGAACACCCCAGAAGATGTTATATTCATTGCGGATGATGACATCACTCGCTTCATCTACAGGATGAATAACTGGTTGCCGATAGACAGCGCAAACTTCATCAATCCTGTAGAGACCGTCACAGCGGAGGTGGAGCGAATAGCCCAGATGTTAGTTGATTTGGATCTCGGTCTTGCGTATGACGGCCCCCAGAAAACGCTCTTCGCCTATGACAAGGAGTGGAACTTCAAAGGAATGCCCGGTCATTGTCGATGGGTCAACAAGAATTGCCTCAAAGCCAAGTACGACTGCAAGGATATGGCCTCATCGGATATTGATATGGCCATGCAGGAAATGTTGCTCAACCGCATCACTCTACAGCCAAAGTATTTCCTGTCTGATGCAGGTCAGATGGAGGTCAACAGCGGTGGAGAGACCAACACCAGAGAAGAGACCTATCAAGGCCGTCTGGCTATGGAAAACAAATGGGGTAAGTACTACTCGTATGACGTTCGCAAGAACCAAGCGAAGATAAACATAAAACGCTGATAGTCAAAGCGTTAAACTCTGATAAACGTTCGTTATTCTCATAAATAATAGTTACCTTTGCACTATAAACCAATATACAAGGAATATGGCACAAAAAGGTGGTTACACAAGACACGGACATAATATGTTTGAGGTATCTTCACTCATTCAGAAAGCGTTGAGAAGGAGGGATGCAAATCTCGCCTACTATGCCGCTAACGAGTTGATACCGAAGTACAGGAACTATCTCTGGAAGAGGTTGCTCACCGTATCGGCAGAGGACTGTTTCGATATGATTACTGGAAGGATAGTTGAACTCCATGAGCAGGATGCAGTAAGGCAGGATGACAAGAATATCGCTGTTGCTGTCTCTACGTTGCTGAATGCGAGAAAGAACAGGGATGCAGACTACTTCGCCTGCAACCTCTTGAACTCCAGAGATACGTTAGACATCAGTAAGTATTGCCCAGAGCCAGTCGATGACAAGTCCTGTGCAACCAAGAACGGACACTGTATGTTTGACCTCGCCATCTGCCTACGCAATGCGATAGACGCAGGTGATGATGTCTATGCAGGGTACGCCTGCAATGAGTTGTTGGTGTACTACAGGAAGTTCGCTTGGAAAACGCTCATCATGAAAGCGCAGGAAATGGGCTTTGAGCCAGTGGTCAAGGAAATACGTAATTTAAAGGCCGCAGACGAAATAACGAAGCAGTCAACTATACTCTACTACTCCAAGGCGATAACAACGTTGCTAAAAGTCCGCAAATGGGGTCACACGCGATTCTTCTTGCCTCACTTCATCTACAATGATAAGATAGACCTCAGACTGCTCGACAATGTTCAGTATCAGATACCAGAGTATGTATATGACTGTCATACCTACTTAGGGAAAATTCGCAAGCGCACAAAGCAGGAGTTTATACGTGACGAACAGGCAGCACTCACGCCCCACATTCAAGGGGAGTACGATGATGCCAGTTGGGAGCATTTCTTCTGGTTGTGCGATAACGGATTCTACAGAGAGGACTACACACCGCATCCAGACAAGGAGCGGATGAAGGAACTCGAAACAGGAACCGTACAACTAAATCTATTTGGTGAATGAGTAAGGAAGATACGTTAGCCAAACTTGCAGCGAAAACGGAACGTAAGAAGAGTAAAGTTCTGAAAGCCCTTGTTGAAAGCAAGGGCATCGTTGCGTATGCCTGCGAGGCTGCAGGAATCACAAGAAAGACCTTCTATGAATGGAAGAAAGACGATCCAGATTTTGCCGAAAAGGTTGATGACATCACGGAGGCTACCCTTGACAGGGTTGAAGGTAAGCTGTTGGAGGCCATCAATGATGACAACATCACAGCCATCATTTTCTATCTAAAGACCAAGGGTAGGAAGCGTGGCTATGTAGAGCAGATAGATACCAATGTCACCAACTCTTTCGAGAAGTTGATGCAGGAAGTCGATGCGGAAGATGATGAGGATGACGATGACTAATGAATAGTGACAGTAAGAGAAAGAACAAGATGAAAGCATGGCGGGCTGACTGGTGCCTCTTTGCCAAAGAAGTGCTCCATGCCCGACTTGACAACGAACAGAAAGCGATTCTCAGAGCCGTCCAGAACGAAAGGATGGTTGCTGTTGCCTCTGGTACTGCCAGAGGTAAAGACTATATCGCTGCTGTCGCTGCCATCTGTTTCATGTATCTTACTCCACGATTCAACAAGGAAGGTAAACTGGTCAAGAATACGAAGATTGCCATGACTGCACCTACAGGCCGACAGGTCAAGGATATTATGATTCCAGAGGTGTCACGTCTTTACCGTAATGCGCAGTTCCTTCCTGGCCGTCTGTTGTCAAACGGCATCCGTACCAACTATGAGGAATGGTATCTGACAGGCTTTAAGTCATCGGCAGACAATACCGAGGCTTGGTCTGGTTTCCATGCAGTCAACACCATGTTCATAGTCACTGAGGCATCTGGTATTCCAGAGGCTACCTACAACGCCATCGAAGGTAACTTGCAGGGTAACTCTCGTTTGTTGTTGGTGTTCAACCCGAACGTCACCACTGGCTATGCCGCCAAGGCCATGAAGTCTGCACGTTTCAAGAAGTTCAGACTAAACAGCCTCAACGCAGAGAACGTCAAGAAGAAAAAGAATGTCATTCCCGGACAGGTTGACTATGAATGGGTCAAGGATAAGGTCGAGAACTGGTGCACACCCATCCGCAAGGATGAGGTCAACGAAGGAATGGGTGACTTCTATTGGGAAGGTAACTACTACCGTCCTAACGATCTGTTCCGTGTCAAGGTGCTCGGAATGTTCCCGAAAGTGTCTGAGGACATCCTTATCCCTTACGAATGGTTGGAACTCGCAGTCAACCGTTGGAAGGAACTCAACGATGATGGCTACACCACCAAGAAACACGCAAGGGTTGGTGTGGACGTTGCAGGTATGGGTCGTGACTGTTCTGTGCTCATCCCTCGTTATGGCTCATGGGTGCCGAAGATAGAGGTTCACCAGTCTGGCGGCTCTGCTGACCACATGAAGATAGCAGGAAAGACCCTCCAATATCTGAAGGATGAGAAGGCCAAGGCTTTCATTGATACCATCGGTGAGGGCGCAGGTGTCTATTCAAGGCTACAGGAGCAGGACTACTACAACGCATACTCATGCAAGAACTCGGAAGGCACAAAGGGCCTGCATGACCTCACAGGGCAGTATTCGTTTGCCAATATGCGAGCCTACCTGTTCTGGGCTGTTAGGGAGTGGCTTGACCCCAAGAACGGCTTCAACCCTGCCCTGCCTCCAGATGACTTCTTGGTAGAAGAGGCCTGTGACATACACTGGTCGTTCCTCAGTAACGGCAGCATCATCATAGAAAAGAAGGAAGAAATCAAGAAACGTCTCAAACGCTCACCAGACCGTTTCGATGCTCTGGCGATGACATTCTATCCTTACGATTGGGATTACAGTAATGACGAAAAACTTTTAAATGAAATGTTATGATTGAGATTTGGAAAGATATAGAAGGGTATGAAAATGAATACCAAGTGAGTAATTTTGGCAATGTACGTTCTTTGCCGAGATATAGAAAGAACCGTTATTCAGAAGTATTAAAGAAAGGGTGTCTTTTGAAAAAGCGAATAGACAAAATAGGCTATGAATATGTTTATCTGGCAAAATCTGGAAAAGCAAAGTTCTGTCTTGTTCATCGTCTTGTAGCCGAAGCATTCTTGGTAAAGTGTGGAAACGAAAACGAAGTGAACCATAAAGATGAGAACAAGACAAATAACCATGTTGACAATCTTGAATGGTGCACAAGAGATTACAATATGAATTACGGTACACGCCCAAATGCTTATTCAAAGCCTGTTGTGCGTTACACGTTGACAGGAGAATACATTGATGAGTTTGAATCTGCGAACGATGCAGAAAGAAAGACAGGAGTGCATCATGGTAACATTGCTGCCTGCTGTAATGGACGATACAAAACTGCAGGAGGCTACAAGTGGAGACATAAAAGTTGCTAAATATATTGCTGTAATAATTGTAATTAGAAAAAGTTTTGTAACTTTGCAGCGAAATCGTTTCTTTTGACGATTTCATTGCTCTTAGTGCTTCGGTTCGTGACGAATAGGAGCACTTTTTTCTGTTATAAACCGTTAATGGCCACTGACGGCCACCACAGGGCAAATCTCCGTTAAGCAACCGTTAAATTTAGATTCCTTTGACATTGATAAAGTCCAGTTAAGTTAACCCAATGTTAAATACTGATTCTAAAGTTCCCTGCCAGTTTCAAATTGAACCCCCTTTATACTTATCCATCCGCATGAAATTATGGCCACCATGAGGATTTTGCTCAAAACGTGTTTTCTGTGCAAAAAGTCAACAGTTAAACTTAGTCAATGTATAGAAAATAAAAAGTTGCATCGTTTTGATATTCAGAATTTTATGTGTAACTTTGCCAGAGCAAACAGCATTAACAATATAAAGTATAAGAGCAATGAAATCGTACAAAGTAATGAAAGAGATTCAGCACCTCGGCATCAGAACCGAAAAGTGCGTGTTAAAGACCTTCAGCACGATCGAGGCTGCAATGGAGTATCTGGCATACCTTCACAGAAGAGCCAGTCAGAAACAGTTCTGCGTTCTTACCAACGGCAAGAAGCAGTTCAGATGTGGTGATGACTACAGAATGTTAGTTTTTAGCGTAAAGTAAGGAGGAAACGATTATGGTAGCAATGAATCAGATTGAAGTGAGTACTGCAGGTTATCGTTGGGCGCATGGTCACGCTCCCAAAGGCAAAGGCACATGGGCTTTCGCCATCGGCAACAGACAGGAGGCAGAGAATGACCCAGACAAGGTGTTCTGGTCCAAGCCATACACCATGTACTCGGATGCAGTCAAGGAAGCTAAGAAAGAGGCTCAGAAGCGAGGCGTGACAATGGTGTATGTCTTATCGTAGGAGGAAAGTCTATGGAACTGATAGGAACGTATAAGATACCAGAATACGCTATCTGTGCCATCGAGTATGGTGACTATAGCGGTATCTCTGATGAGGATGAGCAGGAGATTAAGAATTTCCTCATCAGAGAGTTTCCCAATGGATATGTAGTTGATTGGCATACTAACGAACCAGAGCATGAGCCGTACTTCTCGCCAGTGCCAGAATTTGGCTTGCCGACCAACGTAGTAGATGCAGATTTTTACAAACCATAAAAGTATAGAGCAATGAAATCGGAATTAGTAGTAGAGAAGTTCGCAGATATGATTATCGAGCGAATGAAGCAGATGAAAGCATCTGACTGGAAGAAAGGTTGGATAGGTACGACCTTCGGTGATATGCCTATCAACCTCAGAGGCAGTGAGTACAACGGCACGAACTCGTTCCTTCTGCTCCTGCTGTCAAGCATGAATGACTGGAAGTACCCAGTGTTCGCCACGTTCCACCAGATTAAGGAACTCGGAGGCAATATCAACAAGGGTGCAGAATCATTCCCAGTACTGTACTGGAGGCTTATCTATAAGAAGGCCGATGGTACCAAGGTAGAGAACATTGATGACATGTCAATGGAAGAGAGAAAGCAGTGTACGTACTACCCTGTGTTGAAGTCGTACAACGTGTTTAACATCAGCCAGACCAACCTTGAAGAGGCAGCACCCAAGGTTATCGAGAAACTGAAAAAGAAGTTCCAAGTCGCAGAACCGCCAACGGACACGTTCGGAATGTATGAGAATGCAGATATAGATGATATGCTCTCTGGTCAGAAGTGGCTTTGCCCTATCCACTACCAGAAGCCGTCCAACGAAGCGTTCTACCGTCCGTCAAAGGATGAGATACACGTTCCCATGAAAACACAGTTCTATGACAGTTCCAGTGATGAGGCTAAGTATCTCAGCGGAATGCGATTCTATGATGTCCTGCTACACGAAATGGCTCACTCCACTGGCCATGAAAGCCGACTGGCCAGAGGTAAGGGAAACGCTTTCGCCTCCAAGGAGTATGCGAAGGAAGAACTGGTTGCCGAACTGTCAGCGGCCATCATCGGTCAGGTGTTAGGCTTCGACCCGAAGCTGATGGATAACAATGCCTGTTATCTGGATTCATGGATAAGTGCGCTCCACAAGGAGCCAAAGTTTATCGTCTCTGTCCTGGCAGATGTCAACAAGGCCGTGCAGATGATTCTCGAAGTGGTAAGTAAGGAAAAGGTTGAACTCGTAAAGATGGCATGATATGAAGTACAAAGTTAAGATAATAGAAACCCTCTCTCGCATTGTCGAGGTGGAGGCAGAGGACAAGGATGATGCTTGGAACAAGGTGCAAGCACAGTGGGAGGAATCAGAGATAGTCTTAGATGACGGAGATTTTGACGGACACGAAATATATGTTCAAGGAGAGGTCAAGGATGATGACGAAAACCGATAAGGCTATAGGATTGTTCAAGGATGGCAGGCTGCGGGATGCGCTTGCCATCTTCAAAACCTTCAAGATTGGATTCTCGAAGGAAGAGCGCAGGACGCTCCAGATAGCCAGTGAGACATTGAACGGAAGCGGACGTTTCTACCAGATGTTAGGCATTGATACCACTCTGGAGGTGCAAAAGTCAATAACTGTTATCAAGCAGAAGTACATGAAAGTCCTATAGTTAATCTTAGTTTATGTAGCGAAAATCTCTGGAACATTCGTTTTGATATTCAGAATTATTTGGCTAACTTTGCCAGTGCAAATCAATTAAACGTAAAGAGCAATGGAAACGTCAAAGAAATTTTTAGTTTATTACAATGAGAGTAAGAATCTGATTGGTATTCGTGAGCACCACTTCGATTGGGAGGAAGGTGATGACATCACGACCAATGGTATCAGAACTACCATCTTCGCCATCTTTACAGGTACGAAGCAGAATATCGAGATGGCTAACTGGATGATGAGAACATTGCGCCTCCATCAGCCCAAGAAGAAGGAAGTCATAGTTCTGGATGATGGCTACAAGTACACAGGTGACTGGTTTGATGACATGATGCTTCAGTTGGAGCATGGTCACAGAGAACTGATAGATGTTAATCGCAAAGTCTGGAAGAACTTCGATGCTCAGTTAGATTTTGTCGAGGAAGTTGTAAACAGAATGAATTAACCCCTAAAGTATAAGAGCAATGAAATTAGTCGAAATCAAACACAGAAAGAATGGTAAGGAGTATGTGAAGCGTGGTGCTTACATCTACTCGGTGAAGAAGAATGGTGAGTTATACGCTCATCCAGTATGGTACGAGGCTCTGTATGGCGAGAACACACAAGAAGATGTTCTGGCTCGCCTCCAGAGATTGAATCCTAAGAGCAGATATGAATTGAAGAAGTAACCCTAAAACAGAAGAGCAATGAAATTGATTACGAAAGAAGTAGAGAAACGGTTGCAGGAATATCCCCTCTACAGCCAAGATGGTAAGAAGAAGGATGCAATCTGTGTTGTGAAGTTCTTCATGTGCGGTGTCAACTGGACGTGGTACATTCTGGAGGCGGATCTTGAAAACAAGATAGGCTACGGTATCACCATCAATCCTGCAGGTGAAGGTGAGTACGGCTACGTCAGCCTTGCAGAACTCCAGACTGTCAAGAACTCATGGGGTCTTGGAGTGGAGAGAGACATTCACTTTGACCCTGTGAAACTCTCGGAGATAGATGACACCTACTTGAAGAACTTCTTGAATAACCTGTATTCGGAGGAAGAGTAATGGCAAACGAAGGTAGATTGTTCAGTGCAAGGGTGGTCGTTAAGCTGTTTGACGCATCAGACAACGAAATCGGAATGACCATCGGTGGTGCCAAGGAGATAGCCTATGCAATGGCCAACAGTAAGCGTATTGCAAAGGCTGTCTCTCACAGCCCACTCTTCGGCAAGGAGGTAACAGAACGTGCCTCCTTGTCAGAGAAGGTGCTTGATAGTGTCAGAAACAATCACAAGTTAGGCGAGTACCTGCTGTTCTGGGTAGGTCAGCCGTTAGTCGTAAACAAGTAGAGGTATGAAACTGACGAAGAAAGAAAAGGAGTTCCTGTTAGATGTCTTAGACAATCTGACTGACAGAACGCACTACTGCGAGGTTGGAGAGAAGGAGGCTAACGAAATCGCTTGGCCGCTATTCAAAAAGTTCAGAATGGAAGTAAAGGGTTATTGATTATGAAAGGTGAACACGTTTATGTACTATCGTACAATGCAGGAGTACTCGGTGTCTATGCTAACAGAGCAGACGCAAACAGGGAAGCGAAAGAGTACAGGAGATTTGATTACAAAGGAGTGAAGGTTGAAGAACATCTGGTAGGTTAAGTTATGGCAGAGAAAATCAATATCAGCAAGTCGAACATCAAGATAGAACTGACACCTGCATTGAAGCAGTTCTATGAGTTCAAGGAGAAATATCCAGACGCAGTTTTACTGTTCCGTTGCGGTGACTACTATGAGGCGTATGAGCAGGATGCAGAGGCCTGTGAAAAGATTCTCGGAATAACGCTCTCCATGCACAATGGCAGGAAAGAGACAGCGTTTCCTCATCATGCGTTAGACGTTTACCTGCCTAAACTGATACGTGTAGGTAAGAGGGTTGCCATCTGCGACCAGTTAGAAAGCCCAAAGAATTTGAAGAAGGGTGAATCCGTATAGGCGGTACGGCCAGATTCAACGTTCTGGCCATCCACAACGAACGTTCGGCTGAGAAATCAGCAAGGAGAGTTATCCGTATTTTCGGTAGCCTTTGAAGTGGCTCTCTCCATAAACAAAAGGCACTTGAAAGCGCAGGCATTGATGGTTAGCCAGAGACTATCCGCATCCACAAGCGACACAGTGTGGCAGAGCGAAACTGCAAAGCAGGAGGGCGAAAACCTCGAATATCCAAAGCGCACTCTTATTACCTTACAGAAAACGCAGGAAATAAAAAGGATTCCGAAGTCCACAGCGAGTTTTTACCCCTTCATCCTTATAACTACCCACCCCAGAAAAACAAACGTCTCACAGCGAATTTAAACGGCTTTTTCAAAAAAAGTGTGAAAAGTATTTGTTTTTCAAATGATTTTAACTAACTTTGCGACCGTAATTACAAAAGTCACAAAGATGGGCGATATATCGAAGTACATAGACTTTACGAGTGGCGATAACGGAGCCATAGTAACTGCGTTGAAGCAGAAAACCGTTCCTGTCAAGGATTGGAAGGATTGTATCAAGGACTATGAGCCTACCATGCACAAGGTTTGTAGTGATACGATCGCGTTGAAGGATAAGGGTCTTGAAAAGTCCTCCAGAATCTACATCGGACTTGAAAAGCTGTTGTCGAGACGCATGGCTGAGTTTACCTTCGCCATCCCTGTTAAGCGTGTCTATTCGAACGTCACCAAGGAGGATGGCAAGCCAGACGATAAGAAGCAGGCCATTGTCAAGGCCATTGAAGCCATCTACAAGAATGTTCGTATAGACAGTGTGAACTTGAAACGTGCGCTGTCCTACTACGCATCCTGTGAGATATTCACTGTCTGGTATGCCGTCAAGCAGAAGAACACGCTCTATGGCTTTGAAAGCAACTTCAAGTTGAAGTGCAAGACGTACTCACCGATGGACGGTGTGAAACTGTACCCTCTCATTGACGAACTTGACGATATGTTGGCCATGTCGTTAGAGTATAAGAAGAAAGATGCCAACGGAGAGGAAGTAACCTTCTTTGAGACTTATACCGATAACCGCCACTACATCTGGAAGCAGGAACTTTCAGACGGTGGATGGGTAGAGGTGCTTCATGAGGAATCAGAGGAAGGTGAGGTTTCTGGTGAGGAAATCGTTCTGATGAAGATTCCTGGCGTTTATGCCTATCGTAATGTTCCTGCCTATGACGGACTGACTGGCCTCAGAGAAGAGATAGAATACACCCTCTCTCGTAACTCGAATGTTATTGCCTACAACAGCGCACCAGTACTGAAAATCTCTGGTGGCATCAAGGGCAGTGAGGATAAGGGTGAGAGCCGAAGGATATTCCGTACAGAGAATGGCGGTGATGTGTCCTACGTCTCTTGGTCGCAGGCTATCGAGGCTTTGAAGTATCATGTTGATACCATGCTCAAACTCTACTGGATGCAGGCTCAGATGCCGGACATTTCGTTTGAGAACATGAAGGGCCTTGGTAATATCGGCTTTGATGCACGTCAGACCATGTTGACCGATGCCCACTTGAAGATAGGTGATGAGGCTGGCGCATGGATCGAGTTTTTGGAGCGTGAGTGCAACGTCATCAAGGCTTTCCTCAAAGTATTCGGTCCCAAGGAGTGGAAGAACGATATTGATAATATTGACGTTGAGCACGTCATCACTCCATTTATCCAGAATGATGAGATGGCCGAGATTAACAGACGCATGAAGGCCAACGGTGGTAAGGCTATCGAGAGCCAACTTGAATCTATTCAGCGTTTCGGTGAGAGTGACGATGCACAGGCCACCCTTGAACAGATTCAGAAGGAGGAAAAGACCGCCTCTGAAAACAGGGCCACCGCTTTCTCCATTGGAGAGCAAGTAATGTAAAGAGCAATGATATTGTTAAATTAAACGAAGTTAAGTATGAATGTAAAAGACATCATCAACTCAGAGGAACTGTCTTATGTGTCACGGCAGGACTTTTCTGAGAAAATCGCCATCCAGAGATTGGCAACCTATGACACCTTAGTAGAGCAGAAGCGTAACAACCTCGCACCCATCAGTGCAGAGCAGGCCAAGGAAATCAAGGCCTTCTGGGAAAAGAAGCTGATGTGGCACGATGGCCTTCTGAACATGAAGTATTACGATGTGTATAACGCTGTCGAGAAAGACAAGTCGAAGTTGAAGTACTACATTCCAGACAGTTTCTTCTATGCGTTCATTGACGAATACCTCACCAATCCACAGCGCAGTACAGCCCTTGATGACAAGAACCTGTACGATATGTATTTCCCAGACGTGAACCGTCCTAAGACCCTCGCTCGTAAGATGGACGGTGTATATCTCGGTGCTGACTATTCGCCTATCTCTCTGGAAGAGTTCATCAAGATTTGCAAGGATGCGAAGGAAGTCATCGTCAAATCTGCTATCGGCTCTTGGGGTGGCCATGGTGTCAAGTTCTGGAATGCAGAGACGGACAGCGTTGAATCGCTCCTTGACTACATCTACACCCAGAACGCAGAGAACTACAAAGGCTCGAACGTCTATAAGCAGTATATTGTACAGGAGGTGTTCAAACAGCACCCTGCACTCTATAAGATTAACGGCTCCAGTGTGAATACCGTCCGTGTGATGACCATGTTCCGAGACTGCAAGGTGAAAGCCCTGTCATCGGTGCTCAGAATGGGTGTTGACGGAAGCCGTGTTGACAACTGCAGTAGTGGTGGTATCGTCTGTGGTATCACTGATGACGGCCACTTGAAAGATGTTGCCTATGACGGAGCGGCTAACAAGTACTACCGCCATCCGCAGGGCTTCGAGTTCGCAGGCATGGAGGTTCCTGGCTTCAAGGAGTGTGTTGCTCTGGCCGAGAAACTGGCCTATCGCTTCTATGGTGCCTCACGTCTTATCTCTTGGGACTTCGCTATCAATGAGAATGGTGAGCCCACGTTGATTGAAATGAATATCTCGTTTGGAGAGTTGGATTTCCATCAGTTGTGTAATGGTCCTATCTTCGGAGAGGATGCCATGAGCATGATTACTGAGGTGTTTGACCATAACATCACCCTCAAAGAGATTGTTAAGTTGTACGATAAAGAGTAAGCATTATGAAGAAGTTCATCAAACGTATCAGAGTGGCAATGGCCAATATGCTGATTTGGCTTGCCGTCAAACTCACTCCAGAGGCTCAGAAGCGTCTTGTTCAGCAGTTGAAGCACTACAAGGCACAGCAGATTGGTACTGCTTGGGGTATCACTAAGAAAGACATCAACCGCTATAAGGAAGAGTTCAACGAGAAGAACCATGAAGCTGCAAGGATTGGAACCATTGAACTTATCCTTGAAGAGCAGAAGAAGGCCATCTTTGAAACGGCCTCCAAGCTGATAGAGTATCGGACGTACAACAAGCACGGCCAGACCATTGTAGAATCAAGGCTGAACGTCTATGTCCCCACGAAAGCCGATACCGAGGAAGCCTAAAGGCCAAGATGTAGGAAACCACAGGTGTAGGGAGTGTGCGAACGTGGTTGAAGAAACCAAGTTCCACACTCTCAACCTTAAAGGAGAGCCGACAATGGGCAGATGTCCCCACTATAAGGAAGGAAAGTTCTGCGTCCTGTTAAGTGATAGAAGTTGCATCAATTTCAAACCAAGGAATGAAGTCAAGTAAATACCCTGCCATCGCCTATGGCAAACTGACGTTTGAAGAGAGCCGCTACCAGAGAGGTGACAAGTGGTGGTATGCCTCCACCCTTCTACGTGCCTGCCATGAAGCAGAACTGGAACCGTTCGAGTACCCTGTTGCCTGCTATGATATGGCAAGCAAGTATTTCCCTCTGGATAATATGGATGATTTCGTCTGGCAGATGAAGAGAGTTCTGGAAACTGACTATGAGAAATATCCTATCATTCTGGATAACTACGGCAATGTTGCTGATGGCAACCATCGCATCTGCCATGCCATTCTGGATGGTAAGACAAGCGTTCTCGCCTACAGGCTCCAGACGATGCCGGAACCAGACTTTATAAAGGAAGAAAGTTAATGGCAAGAGTAAGGACACCGAACCAGAAGAAAGCGTATAATGCTCTGAACTCCAGATTGACACAATATGTCATGCAGGTTCAGAGCATATATGATATTGCCAACAGGCGAGTAGCAGAGTTGGCCATTGATTCTGGTTATGATGGCTCATCGGAATTTTTCTTCCGCAACTATCCAGAGTTAGGAGAGACTGTCAAGGACATACAGGCGCAGTTCGTTGGTGAGTTGCAGACTGTCATCATGCGTGGCACTGGTGAGGAATGGCGGCAGTCCAACCTCATACAGGATATGTTGGCCAACAAGGTATTGAAGCACTATCGGGCGCAGGTACACGGCAAGCGTTTCAAGAAGTACTACCAGACGAACAGTGATGCCCTCAAAGCCTTCCAGAACCGCAGAGACAGAGGAATGAATCTGTCTGCCAAACTCTGGGGACAGGCTGACGAATATACGAGGGAAACAGAGGCCGCAATTTCCTGCACCATCAGCAATGCCATCGAGAAGGGAATGTCGGCTATAACGTTGTCAAAACGTCTCTCAAAGTACCTGCAGGACTACCCTTCACTACAGCATGACTATTGGGAAACCTACGGCAAGGCAGCGAATATCCATGACTGCGAGTATCGAAGCATCCGTCTGGCACGATCTGAAATCAACATGGCCTATCGCACTGCCGAGCAGGAGCGTTGGAAGCAGTTTGACTTCATCACAGGCTATGAGATAAAGTTGAGTGGTAGCCATCCTGCACATGACATCTGTGATTCATTGGCAGGCAAGTACCCGAAGGATTTTGTCTGGACTGGTTGGCACCCTAACGATATGTGCTATGCCATCCCCATCATCATGAGCGAGGATGAGTACTGGAACATGGAGGATGAAGGAGAGAAGCCGGACATGATTACTGATGTTCCCAAGAACTACAAGGAATGGATAGTAAGTAATAGGAAACGAATTGAGGATGCAGAGGATAGAGGTACGCTTCCCTACTTCATCAAGGACAACCCTCAGTATTTGAAATATACGCCAAAGGATGCAGCGGCCATACGCCATGCTGCAAGGACAAAGGAGGATATTGAAAGAATCACCAGAGCAGCGAATAACAGAAGGATAATATACGAAACAGGAGAAAACTGGTCCCTGTCAAGTCTCAGACGAAATGCCAAGGAGTACGGTGTCAACATATCCGACTTTGAAACATGGATTGCCACATCTGATTTGAAGATAAACAAAGTCTATGATATTGTTGGATGGGAAGAGAAATACGAAGCCGCCAAAGCAAAGGTAATAGAAAAGGCAGAAGCGTATAACTCTAAAATCAGAACGATTGGCCAGTTGAGGTCACAGGCGAAGCTGTATAGTGAAGTTGGCAAGGAAACAATCTCAGTGTTAGACGAATGGTACAAAGCCAAGCCTATAGACGTAATGGCAATAAAGAAAACCGCTATTACCCAGATGAAGAAAACTGTAAGCGGCCTCAAAGACAAATGGGAGAGTTACATCTTTACTTCTGACGTCAAGACTATCAACAGCACTACTAAGTCTTATACCAAGAAGGTTTCCAAGAATGCCAACGAAGATACTGCCAGAAATGTTGGTCGTGTTGATGGTTTCTCTATAAAAGGAACAAAGAGAAACTGCACAATATATGAGACAAGGGGAGGTATTAAGATATACGTTCCAGAGGACTTGAATACTGATGGCCAACACTTCACACCATATCAGATAGCAGAAGCAATCGAACAGTTGCCAAATAAGTTGCAGGCATCCATCAAGGAGGTGCATCTGGCAGACTTCGAGAATCCAGACGATGTGTATTGGAAGAAAGTTTATAAGGATTTCACCAATTCATTTGCAACTGGAGGTGATGGTGTTGTTACCTTCTATCGCAACACTGCATCAGAAGCGGCAGGCAGCGTTGGAGAGGTTACGACAGCAAGGAATACTCTCTACCATGAGACAGGCCACAATATTGACAGGATGATGCACTCTGTAAGCGGAAGAAAAAGGTGGAGTGAAGCTATGTCTCTCGACCAGAAGAAAAGTAACCTCGCTTCTCCTACTGTCTATGGAGAAAACTCTGCATCCGAGGACTTTGCTGAATCAATGGAATGGTATCACTTAGACAGAGGATGGTTCAAGAAGATGTTCCCCAACAGATACAAGATTTTGAAGGAAATTCTGGATAATTGATAAACTTCGTTAAACGTTTGGAACTTAAGAAAATTCATCGTAACTTTGCAACGAAATACTATATCTCATGGAGAAGAAGTTAATAAAACGAATAGATGGCCCTACGCCAAATGGTGGTGAGTATGCCGAGATTTCCTTCACTGACAGGGAAGGTAAGCCGTGTGAAGAGAAGGACGCTTACAGATTCACCATCAATGAATATGACAAGGAAGGAACTGTCATCAATAGTACATACGGATTCTCGAATAAGAAATAGCAAGTTGAAAATTTTTACTGTACCATAAATGGGTGCCAAGATGCTGCTGAAAGGCCATTTTGACACCCATTAACTTTGTTAAGGCTCAGTTAAGTTAACCTCCTGTTAAATTCTTAATATAAAGTTCCCTGCCAGTTCGCAAACGAACCCCCTTTATACTTATCCACAAGCAAGAAATTTCGGCCACCTTGCGAATTTCGATTTTCTTGTCAAAATCCTGTAAGAAATTATGAATTTGGCCTTTTGAAGTCAATCGTTAAACTTCTGTAATGTACTGAAATTAAATGTTTTATCGTTTTGATATTCAGAAATTATTGGCTAACTTTGCCAGTGCAAACCGCATATAATAATATAAAAGTATAAGAGCAATGAAATCGTACAGCATTTATCAGATTAAGGATGACGCCCCCAATGGACGTTACATCATGTTTTCAAGTTTGGACTTCGTAAAGGAGAATGACCTTTGCACCATGAGCGGTGACCTCTGCAAACTCGACAGCGACCTGTATGAGAAAGTCTATGAGGGACAGACAGAGGTAGGTGAGAATGAGGAAGCCATCGTCACTCTCGAATACCTGTACATGAAGTTCCAAGGAGAGAAGCCAGAAGGTTACACTGGCCACAGTCTTTCAGTATCAGACGTAGTGGTTCTGGACGGAACAGCCTACTACGTAGATGACTACGGATTTGAGAAGATTGATTTTTAACCAAAAGAATAAGAGCAATGAATTACAGTCAGAAGAAAGTGCTTGACTATTACAAGCAGACCAAGGGAGAGTTTTGCGTCTATGCGTTCAACAGAGACACAAAGGTACGTGAATCAGCCTACACAGGATTGAACTGTCTGGATGCCCTGCAGGAGATGATGAACAAGGCACAGGCAGGATTCCTTGTGCTCGTTCTGGATTTGGAAGGCAGCAATGCAGCAGATGTCTGGGAGATAAAGAACAACACTCGCATCAGTTACGACACCTGTTTGCCTCTGGCCGTTAAGACCTACGTAATGTCTAACTCAGTAAAGCGAATCTGATTATGAAAGAGAAGAAAGTCTATACCCTTACCAGAACAAGAATGTTCTTCGGTAGCCGCCCCACAGAGACTAAGGAAGTTACAGGAACAGTAGAGGAACTGACCGAGTATTTCAGTTACACGCTGAAGGTTGGCCACTCCTACAAAGCCTCCATCCCAGAGCACCCGAAAACGATCAAGTCTCTTGTGAATGCACTGAACAGAGCATTTGACATCAAGGATGGAGGAATGACCGCAGTAGAATTGAAAGATTAACCCTTAAAAGAATAGAGCAATGACAAGAAACGGTTTCAACAGTGAGAAGGAAGAGGCAGTATATAACTGGCTCACAGAGAATGGTAGCGAGAAGGTTGCTATCGCAGTGTGTAACTATCTGCCATCAGATTCAATAGATGAGATATACGATGGTCTGGTAGCCGATGAGGAAATAGAGGAAGAATCAGATGACTATGATGATGATGAACTTTAAACTGTAAGAGCAATGATAGAAGTATTTTTAGGAAACGATTTAGGCTACCTGTGTGAGAGTGACTGCAAGGCCATCAAGGACAAACTGGAAGGTAGGAGTTTCTACAGTTTCATGATTGACTGGTCGAACAATGCAGGCAACTGTCAGCTGATTATCGGAACGGACTACCCAGATGCCAATGAGGAAGAAGTCAAGAGTATGTTCTTCAATGTCCTGGCATCGGAGTTCGCAGACATGGCCAAGAAAGACAAGGTGTACCTTATCTGGGAGGGTGACAGCCACCTCTCCAATGACAGTCTGGTGCTGATGGGTATTTTCAACAGCCTACAGGCTTTGGAGAAAGGTGCCGAGGAACTTGTCAAGAACCGTCTGAAGGATAATTTCAAGCACTGGGAATGGCGAGAGAGTGAATGTACTGAGGAAGAGGCAGAGGCCGATTTCATTGAGCATGAGGTCAAGGTGCTCATGAGCGACTGGCAGACCCACGATGGTGATGTCCTTTTCCTCGTTGGTGAGGCAACCCTAAACGATGTGGAGGAAATACGATGACACTGTTAGCACAGACCACCACCTACGGCTCAGAGTACAGCGTATATGACTTCGCATCGGAGCCTCAGACTTTCAAGGTTGTAAGGAAGAACCTCAGAACCCAGAAAGAGGACGTTGCCTTCTTTACCGACCACAGCCTGTTTGACAATCTGGATGATGACAGTCTTAATGAATTGCTATCATCCTGCAACGATCGTGTTTTTCTCCGTGTCCTTTTAACGAAGCACAGAGCGAATCAAAAAGCCATCCGCAACCTATTTGCCACCTCAGAGCCAAAAACGTCTCACAGCGAACGCAAACGGCCTCAAACGAAACGCTAAGTACATTTTCCCTCACAGCGCACAAAGGAGCAGGGTGTTTTAGGCACTTTTGCCCCTTTTTTTATGTTTTTCTCAAAAAAAATGTGAAAAGTATTTGTTTTTCAAATAAGTTTAACTATCTTTGCGGCTGAAAGCGTGTGTTGTGCACGTGACAGAACTGAACAAATGATACTTTGCTCGAAGTGCTTTTGTTGATGGTCTGCCTGTGTTCCCCACTCGCAGACCATTTAAACAACAAAATTTTATACACAATGAACAAGTATTTTAAAAAAGTTCTGGAAGTGCTGAAAACGAGAAAGGAGATTAAGGCACTCGGGTTCAGCCGTAAGGAGTTAAAGGGTATCGCTGCCAAAGTTGCCGATAAACTTGACCTCGAAGATGATGCCACTGACGAAGATGTAACAAAGGCGATTGACGATGAGATTGATGCCGCCACGTCTATGTTGCAGTTTGCTCAGACAATGGCAGACCGCCGCCTCCAAGAGTACATTAACACCCATCCTGCCGATTCAGACGATGACGATGATGACGATGACGATGATGATGACGAGCCAGACACCACCACGACACGTAAGAGTCCGTCCAAGAAAGACAAGAAGGGTAAGGGCAACAAGAACCAGTCTGGTATTGAGAAACTTCTTGGCGAGATGACCGAAACCATCAAGGGTCTCAAATCCGAAATTACGGAACTGAAGCAAGGCAACACTGCCAACAGCCGCAAGGCCAAGGTGGAGGCACTTGTCAAGAACACAGGCAAGTTCGGTGAACGTACTCTCAAATCTTTCGCCCGTATGTCATTCAAGGATGATGAAGAGTTCGAGGACTATCTGGACGAGATTCAGAACGACCTTGACGCTGAGAACAAGGAGAGACAGGAAAAGGGTCTCGAGAAACTCGGCACACCTCCTGCCGTAAGAAGCAAGGGAGCAGACACCGTCCATGATGACGAAGAAGAAATGTCGGATGAGGAAGTCAAGGCTCTGGCTAAAGGCTAACCATCCTAAGTTAAACATTAAAACCAAAAGAAACAATGGGAGCAAAAACCAATCTCGGAAAGTTCAACGGCATGAATGTTGTCGCTGAACTTGATTCTGTTGTTATCCGTCATTATGGTTCTGGTATCACTGGTGGCCGCTCACTCGATATGACTGGCTTCACAGGAACCGCCATCAAGGCTGGCCATCTGGTCATCAAAGTCCTTGATGAGGACGGCAAGAACTACACGTTCAAGCCCATGCCTGTTGCCGATGACGGTATTCACTACGCTTCGCTGCCTGCAAGCCACTCGTATGCAGGTGTCGTAGTTGCCTCTAAGCCTGCCGATGAAGCAATGGTCGGCATTATGGATGATGGTCGTGTAAATGATGAGGCTATGCCTTACCAGTTTGCCGATGCCACTCAGCGTGCAGCCGTTCTGGCCGCTCTGCCTAACCTCATTTTCGAACACGATTAAAAGTTTTAGATCATGAACGAATCACTTTACATTGAGTTTATCAGAGGGCTTTGGAATAAGCTGTCTCTGTATGTGAAGGAGAAAGTTGAGCCTAAGAAGCGCACCTATCTCCACAAGACGATGCTTCGCAAGGTGTACTCTCCAGACCAGAAGTGGGAGGGCACAAGTGCTAAGACTACGTATGTAGCCGCTGACATGGTGGCTATGGATTCTCCACTGCCCATCAAGAAGCGTGGTAGTCTGGCTACCTCGAACGGCAAACTGCCGAAGGTAGGTATGAAGAAGCAGATGCGTGAGACCGAAATGAACACCATCGACATCATGAAGGCTCACTACCTCTCCGCAACCACTGATGAGGCCCGCAAGGCTGAGAAGGCTCGTATCATCAAGAACCTCACTGAGGATGCTGTCGCTTGCTCTGTAGGTATTGATGAGAAGAACGAGGCTAACTTCCTTACCGCCCTTTCAGAAGGTGTCGTAGTTGTCGAGGATGAAGAGAACACTGGTACTGGTCTGCGTCTTGACTATGGTTACTTCGAAGAGAACACCTTCGGTACTATCGTCAAGGGTCACGTCAGTTACGAGGACTTCGAGAACATCAAGAAGAAGGCCGATGATGATGGTAACACCATCGTTAAGGTCATGATGGCCACCTCGAAGCTGAACGAAATCCGCAAGGAGCGTTGGGCTCGCGAACTGGTTGCTGATGCCGAGGATAAGGTCTATACCGATTCAACTACCCTCAAAGTTCCTGGCAAGAAGAAGTTCATTGCCGCCTTCGAGGATGAGTTTGATATGAAACTCGAAGAGGTCGACCGTTCCGTTACCATCGAGAAGAATGGTAAGCAGAAGTCCATCAAGCCTTGGAACGCAGAGCGTATCATTTTCCTCTGCAACGAGGAAGTTGGCTCTCTTGTCTGGGGTACTCTGGCAGAGGCTTCACGTCCTGTCCCCGGTGTCAAGTATGCGACTGTTGACGATTACAAGCTGATTAGCAAGTACTCTAAGACAGACCCGCTGCAGGAGTTCACCAACGGTCAGGCTCTTGTCGCTCCTGTTATCGAGGACGTTGACCAGATTTACGTTCTGGACTGCACCGAAACCAAGTCTGGTGAGGTCGATGAGGACGCAGAGGAAGCCGATACACAGGACGTTACCGTAAACTACGAGGGTAAGAAGTACAACAAGTCTGAAATGGTTACCGCTCTGAACACATTCGGCAAGAAGTTGAAGGCTACCGATTCCGATAACAAGGTTGTCGCAGCCATTAACTCTCTGAGTGATGCTGATGAGAAGAAGCTGTTGAAGAAGGTTGTCTACTTCCCTGTTTGCACCCCTGCAAGTCTGACCTTCGCCAAGGAGGCTGACAGCACAGGTCAGCAGGTAGTCGTTGACACCAACGATAAGACCAACACGCCCACTGTAGCCGCTGATGAGGCTTGGATTACTCCATCCTATGCAAGTGGTAAGGTGACCGTCAAGGTCGCTGCTAACAGCGCAGACAGTGCTCCTAAGCGTACTGGCGTAGTAACCGTAACTGTCGGCACCAAGACTGCTACCATCGCAGTTGAGCAGGCCGCTAATGCGTAATTGATATGGCAAAGACAGTCAAACAGGCACTGATAGATGCCATCCACTACCCGATACCCATTGGGTTCGTAGAGAACACCATCATTGAGCGACAGCTGACTGAGACGGATGAATACACCTATGAGGTCTCTCAGTCAAAGGAGTTCAAGGGTGCTCTGGCTGACTGTCTCTACTCGCTTCTGCAAGCCGTCTCCGTTCACGAATCAGATAAGAGCGTAGGCACACTGACTGACAAGGATAAGGAACGGCTGCTCTTCCGCATCAATAACCTTTATGAAGCCATCGGTGAAGAGCCTGTTCAAGGCGCACCGATGGTCTATATAGGAGGCTGATAAGATGGCAGTACTGGATTTATCTGCACACGTCCTTGAATACCTTGAAGCCGTTTCGGAAGGTCACAATGACCGTACTACTGGTGACTGGGTGGCAGGAACGGAACAATGGGTAACGGACTACTGTAAGTGCGACATCGTACCTGCAGGACAGGCCAACACCATTCCCATTCCAGACGGACAGGTAGAGACATATTCATACACCATCTATGGACTGCCAAGGTCATGCAGGGACTTCAAGTACGGAGATAGAATCCGTGTCAAGATGTTCGGCAGCAATGACGATGTGAGAGAGTTTACCGTAAAGGGATTTCACCGCTACCAGATGCAGTGTAAGATATGGGTGTAAGGATGACCACTCCACAAGCCGCCATCGAAGCCTTTTTCAAGAAGTCTTTCGAGATTATCCAGAGGGAGATTTTCATGGCCTTCGCCAAACTTGGTGAGGAATGTGTGGTAAAAATCCGAGACCGCTCACAGGACGAAAGTTGGTATGACCACACGTCCAACCTGCGCTCATCTATCGGCTATGCCATCTACGACTACGGCTTTGAGCAGATTTCCTCTGCTTTCGAGACGATCAAGGGCGGCAGCACTGGTTCACAGGAAGGTAAGCGGATGGTGAAGGAACTGGCCAAGGAGTATTCCAATGTGTTTGCTCTGGTCGTTATCGCAGCCATGAACTATGCGGAGTATGTTGAAGCGATAGAAGGCAAGGACGTTCTCGCCTCTACTGAACTCTGGGCTAAGGCCGAGGTTGAAAAACGCCTCCAGAGAGCCAAGGAATCAGCCATCAAGAAGATAAATGCCCTAAAGTTATGAAATCAGACATCGACATCAAAGACGATATTTACAATGTCATTCTCGACACCCCCTTGCATTTGGCTGTTAATGGGGAGTTGAGCAAGCGTAAGAGACCGCACAACTCGAAGAAGGAGGATATTGTCATTTCCATCCTCGCCAACGAGACCAAGCAGGCCCAGATGGCTTATGTAAACGTCAACGTCTATGTTCCCGATAAGAATATCAATGGGCAACTGGAGGAAGATTCTCCCAGACTGCGAACGCTCTGCGAGAAGTCCTTCAGTCTCTTCGAGAACGTTAGGGGCAATGACTTTCGCCTTTCCATATCAGATTCTAAGTATGAGTGTGGCCAGAGGGTCATTGAGGATTCCGGCTCTCAGTGCCACATCATCAATAACAAGCTGTTGTATCAAATCATAAACGAATAGTACAATGAATAAGCCGATTGGTTGGGGTAAATGTTTTATCATCGTCAAGGACCTTGATACTGTTGGAGCAAAGTGGATTCTGCTCCCCACCCCGAAAGAAGATTCCACGCAGTTGACACCTACCAAGGGTGACAAGAAGGAAGCCACCATCGAAGGTGGTGAGAACGAGGACGTGAAGTACGGCAAGAACAAGTACGAACTCGCCTACACTATCCGCAGAAACACTGAGCGTAAGAAGCCCTTCACTGATGTTGATGGTGTTGTCGCTCACCGTTATGCTGTCTTTGTGCAGCCCGAGAACGTCAATGTTCCTGGTCCGAAACTCGACCTCACCGTTGTCACTCTGGAGGACCCCTTCGATACTACGGACGGTGGTCAGTTGACCTACACCCACGATGCACTGAAGCCCGCAAGCGGCAACACTGTTAAGTGGGCCAAGATTAACATCGACCTCTCTACGTATGAGGAAGGTGCCGAGATTGCTGACAATGCCATCGTCTTTACGGACGTTGACACTGAATCAACCTCTGCAACATTCACAGCAGTTGACCCCGAAAGCACTGGATATTCCAGTAAGAATCCTTCTGCGGAAGGCTGGTATATCAAGAACGGTACTCGCTACCTGTTGGCCGAGGACACCGCTGTTGTCGAAGGAACCACCTACTACGCTCGTTCGTAGTCTCTCCTATCCCTCCTGCCGCCTTGGGTCAACAGGCGGCAAATATCGCGGTGTGGCGCAGATGGTAGCGCGGTAGCCTCATACACTACAGGTCAGTGGTTCGAGTCCACTCACCGCAACAAAAACCAAAGATGCTGACAATATGAACGAGAAAGACAACATAGTATATGATATTGTCGATGCCGTGTTAGACCGTCCGAAAGGATTTACAGCAGGGCACCGACATTTCTATTTATGGCCTGTCACCTTGGGTAAGATGTTCCTAACCCAGAGAATCGTAGAGCAGTTGGAGATAAACGCAAGAAACCTCCAAATAAACCCCTTTGCGGAAGCCCTGCGTCTGGTAGAGATACACAAGGATGACTGCCTGTTGCTCCTTACCTATCACACCCTAAAGACAAAGAAGGAAGTCAATGATTCTAGAGTAGTGACCACCAGAAAGAACCTTCTCGAAAAGGAACTTGGAAAAGAGGACATGGCCACCCTGCTCATTCTCTGTCTCACATGGGAGAAACTGGCCGACTTCATGAAGCATACCAAGATTGACAAGGAACTGGAACGCATGAAGGAGGTCAACAGGTGCAAGAAGAATAAGAATACTTATCAGTTCGGAGGCGTGAGCGTGTATGGCTCCATCATTGACCAGGCGTGTGAACGCTACGGATGGACGTTTGACTATGTGGTTTGGGAAATATCCTACACCAACCTCCAGATGATGCTGAGAGATAGCGTCAAGTCCATATACCTCACGGATGAAGAGGCAAAAAGATGCCACGTACCCATTGATGGTAAGTCCATTGACGGCAATGATGCACAGCAGATGGATGACATCATCAGAGAGGGCAATTGGAGTTAACAGCCGCCCCCACCACTTTGCCATAATAATACGATAAAAACTGATGCAGGTGGGGGTGGCAGCGTGTGACAAAAGTGACACTAAAAAAGGATGGCCGTGAAAATGGCAGTCAAAAAGGTGGTCAAAGCACCATTTTAACACTTCGCACGTTGCTCCAAGGTTCAAAACGAATTTTAAAGTCCGCTACGCGATTTTCGCACGTCCAAACATATAACTTATCCAAGCAAATGTTAAACGGCGAACACAGCGAACTACACGAAGCCAATTTTTGGCACTGAATAGAAAATTGAAGTAAAAATAGATCATGGCAGGTATCAAGTTTGACATCACAGGTGACAACAGGAACGTTCTGCAATCCTTTGGCGAGGTACAGAGCGGTGTGAAGCAGATGCAGCGTCAAGTTGAGGACAGCGGAGCGAGCATTGAAGATATGTTCAAGCGTATCGGAGCGGCTGCAGGTATCGCTTTCTCATTCCAAGAGGCTAAGGCATTTGTTGGCAAGGTCGTAGAAATGCGCTCCTTCTTCCAAGACATAGAATCGAGCATGAAGGTGTTCCTTGGCAACGAGAAGAAAGCCGCTGAGTTCACACAGCAGTTGAAAGACTATGCGTACTATAATATGTTCGAGTTTAAAGACCTTGCTGATGCCAGTCAGCAGATGATAGCCTACGGACATGATATAGACACCATCATTCCCAAACTTGACCAGTTATCGAATATCGCAGTCGGCACCCATGGAAACCTCATGGACTTGGTGGCCATCTACAATAAAGCCAAGAGTACAGGTGTTGTTGACGCACAGGGAATCCAGAGTTGGGCCGTCAAGGGTGTTGTCATCAAGGACGTGCTGAAACAGATGGGCGAAGAGGCAAGCGGTACTGCCGTCACCTTCGAGCAACTGAACAAGGTACTTGACCATGTTACAGGTGAAGGTGGTATGTTCCATGACCTCCAGTTGGAGATGATGGAGAATATTTCTGCTGAGATTGGCCAGTTCGAGGATAACTTCAATGCCATGCTGAATGAGATTGGCGAGAAGTACCAAGATACGATTATCAGCGGTATCAAGATTGGCTCAGAGATTATTGATAACTACCAGACGTTGGCCAAGTACATACAGGATGCCGTTGTAGCCTATGGCCTGTACAAAACAGCCCTCATGACAGCCAACGCACTTGACAAGGCAAGGACTGTCGGCCTGTTTGCCCTCACAACTGCCGAGAAAGTTCATTACGGAGCACTCGTATTAGAGGAAAAGGCACAGGCCCTCTTGAATAAAACCATCATGGCCAACCCATACGTTCTTGCAACGATGGCAGTAGCTGGACTGGCATTTGGTATCTATAAGTTGGCAACAGCCGAGGATGCAGAGACAGCGGCCAGACGCAGAGCCAATGAACAGATGGATGAGTTCAAGGGCAAGTTGGAAGAGCAGAAAAGCCGTATCACCTCATATATCCAGACTGTACAGGATGCCAACGCTACGGACTATGAGAAAGCCCTTGCTTGGGAGAATCTGAGCAAGGAAGCACCTACGCTGACAAATGCCTACACACAGGCAGAGGTAGCCGTTATGGACTTTGGTGACGCTCAGAAGCACATCAATGACATCATGGATGAGGCTGAATATAGTCAAACCATTCAGCAGGTTAAGCAATGGGAGGCAGAGGTCAAGAAGGCTAACGATACCCTCAACGCCTTTGGCGGTGGTGGCCTCATCGAGAAGCTGACGAAGGTATTCCAAGAGAAAGACCTTAACGCAGCCATCGCAGGACTTAGGGAGGCAAGGAAAGCCCTTGAAGAGATAGAGAACAGACGCAAGGAGATTGCCGAGAAGAACAAGCCTATAGAAATCCGTGTCAAGGAGGCCAACGAAAATACTGAATCCAAGCAAGCCATCTTGAATTTCTATGACAGGGCTATCTCTCTGGCCCATGAAGTAGAGACTGCCATCAATGAGCAGGACTACTCGAAAGCCGTCCAGAACTTCGATGACTATGTAGCAACCATCGAGAAGGAGGTCAAGGACTTAAAGGAAAAGTCTGAGCAGAATCCTATCGACATGAAGCTGAAACTCGCTGCTGAAGAGAAGCAGAAGATGTTGGATGAACTTATCCAGATGCGTAACGGCTTCATCAGTATGGGTGTTACTCAAATACCCTTCACCATCCGCATGAACTATGAAAAGGCCAAGAATGGGGCAGATGCCGCCAAGGAAGGCAAGGATGGTATGCACTGGGTAGAGGATATGGTATCTCTGGCAGGTGGCCATTGGGAAGCCGATACACCTACCATCGTCAAGACTTCTGCGGAGTGGCAGAAGGAACTAAGGAAAAACCTCACAGCCGCCAAGAAGGAACTCTCTGACTTCGAGCAGGGCAAGGGTAAGTACAAAGACAAGAAGTACACCAAGGAAGAGCGTGACAATGAGCGCAAGAGACTTGATGCCGCTGTCAGTGCTGCAAAGAAAGCCCTTGGTTCAGACCCCACTAAGAGGGAGAACAAGGAAGAGAACGAGCGCATCCGTAGAATGAAAGCCCTCCAGAAGTTCAATGACCTCCTTGAAAAGCAGAAGCAGGATAATGCGAGGGCTGCTGTTGATATTCAGCACTCGACCACACAGGCCGAGATTGACGCTATGGAGGATGGCAATGATAAGACCATGCGCCAAATCCAACTCGACTTCGAGAAGCGTAAGACTGAGATAGAACGTGCCTATGAGGACTTGAAGCAGAAGAAGATTGACGAAGCCCGAAAACTCTGGGAAGCCAATCCTGCCAACAATAACAAGGTATTCGATGAATCCACTGTTGACACCTCATACTCTGACGCAGAGACCCAGAACTACGAAGCACAGTTGAACGCCAATCTGGAGCAGTACAAACGCTCCAAGGCAGAACTGGCCGCATCGGAGTTGCAGGACTTGTACAACTACCTTAAGGAATACGGCACGATAGAGCAACAGCGTTACGCCATCACCAAGGAATACGATGAGAAGATTGCCAAGGAAAAGAGCGATATACGCAAGAAGGCCCTCGAAGCAGAAAAGAAGAGTGCTCTTTCGTCTGTCAACGCTCAGTCCCTCGCAATGAGCATAGACTGGAACCAGACTTTCTCCGGCATCGGCAACGTACTGGAAGGTATCGCCAAGGAAAGACTCTCCAAGGTCAAGGAGTACATGAAAACCGATGAGTACAAAGGTTTGGGTGCTGCTGATAAGAAGTCATACCAAGACCTTGTCTCTCAGTTGCAGCAGGCAGGAGGCATTGAAGGTAAGTCACCTCTCGCTGCATCCACATGGAATGACATCGGCAAACTCACGGAGCAGTACAAACAGAGGGTCAAGGATTTCCTTGCAGCCCAAGAGACCCATAAGAATGCCGTTGATATACTCATCAGTGCCGAGAAGGAACTGGCAGAGGCTACCACTCCTACTGCACAGGCTGTAGCGCAGATGAAGGTAGATCTGGCCAAGCAAGCAGTTGAAGAGAGTGCAGGAACAGTCGAGAGCACTGGTGCAGCCAAGGATGAGGCTAACCAGAACCTCCACACGGCTACTGATGCAGCCACGAAGGGCCTGCAGGACTTCCAGACCACCCTTGGAAACCTCACCTCTGGAACGCTCTCTGGATTCGCCAACGGTGTTGCAGGAGTGATAAACTCGCTCACCAGTAAGACAGGCAAGGCAGCAGATGGCCTTGTAGGAGCCATAGGAGGAAAGACAGGTGGTCTTATCGGTGCCATCCTACAGATTGTTGATGCCCTTGGTGATGACCCCGCAGGATTCATCACCAACATTCTTGACAAGATAGCTGACGTCATTGATAAGATACTCAGTCAACTCCTTACTGATATAGTCCCTGCCGTCCTGGAGGGTGTTGCCAACATCATCGGCTCAGTCATAGACGGTGTGGCCAACCTCGTTACTTTCGGACTTGCAGGAAGCATCTTCGGAGGTAAGAGCCATGAGGAAGAGTATAAGAAGGAACTGGAGGATTGGAAAACCAAAATCGAGGCCAACACGTATGCTGTTCAGCAGTTGACCGAGAAGATGAAGGATAAGACCAAATCTCCATCCGATGCGGCCAGAGAACGTGATGCCGCCCTCTCCGCTCTGCAAGGACAGATAGCGTCCAACAGAGGTTCTGCAGACTTGATAGCAGGAGATTCTGATAAGGGCTATCACTCTTGGTACTACAAGCGAAATGATTCCGGCTTCGACTATAACCGTTTCAACAGTGTCCTGGCACAGCACGGCTCAACCACAATGGTAGGCAGCGCAGGTGATGTAGTAGGTCTCTCTGCCAAGGATATTCAGATACTCCGTACCTATGCAGGTAACGCTTGGGCTGACTACTTCGGTGACGTGGATTCAGAGAGGAATCCTACCGAGGTCAAGAACTATCTGGAGGCCATCGGTGACCTTGCTGAGAGAGACACCGAAATCATTTCAGAGTTCTATGCCACTCTGACGAATATGTCCTTCGATGACTTGCGTAGCGACTTCAAGAGCAAGATGATGGATATGAAGAGTGATGCCAAGGACTTCACCAATGACTTTGCCAAGATGATGACTGATTCCTTGATGGATTCCTTCATGGCCACCTCTGGACTGAACGATGCTATCAAGAAGTGGCAGATTAAGTGGGGTAAGTATCTGGAGAATGACAACACTCTCAGCGAAACAGAACTGGCAGACCTCCAGAGAGAGTATGAGGCCCTTGTCAAGCAGGCTATGGAAGTCCGTGACCAAGCCGCCCAGATTACAGGCTATGCGGACACCTATGAGCAGGAAGCCAGTTCTAAGGGCTTCAATGCTATGTCGCAGGACTTGGGCGAGGAACTGAGCGGACGCTTCACTGCCGTCCAGATAGCAGGTGAGAACATCAGTGCTCAGATGCTCGTTGTTGTGGCTACCATGAACAGCCTCGCAGCCTTCTCTGGAAGCACCAACGGAGCCGTTATAGAGATTCGCAATTTGATGATCATGACCAACTCCTATCTGGAGGATGTCGTGAAGTATGCGAAGCTGTTGTATAACGAGTTCGGAGAGAAACTTGATGATATTGTCAACAACACCAAAAATCTATAAGATATGGATAAGTTCAGAGAAGAGATACACGAGATTCTGGATAAGCATCCAGAGACGTACTGCGGAAAGGTTAGGGCTATGGTCCTTGACGATAATGTTTCCACGATAGACTTCCTAAAGTTTGTCGGCCTTGGTACCAATCTCATGCTATGGGTATGGGGCAAGGGCAGTATGCCTACCTTCATGTTCAAGAAGTACAGGGAACTGGTAGCGGAGAGCGGTGTAAGGCTGTTCTTCAATGAAGTACCCTCTGACAGCCTGCCAACAGATATTGTCCTGGTAGATGAGGTCAGCGGCCTCGACTTCACAGGCACCAAGTGTAAGGTTGTCGTGAAGGATATGGTGGTCACTGTTGGCGATAACCACGTCTGGGGCTACGGCAAGGCATGGGTTGTCGGCAAGGGTGCTGCAGATGCCATCATGGATGATGAAAGCACCTTCATCGGCAAATCAGACAAATGCGGCTGTGAGACCTTCGGCAAAGCCAAGTTCCACGGCAAGGGATACCACCTGCACACAGAGCGGAAATAAGCGTCTTTTCCTGTTGCACCCTTATAACTATCCATCCAGAGGATAAAACGAGCACACAGCGGACGCAATGATGTTCTACGAAGAAAATAAGTAACCAAATATCACTCGCAATGCAAGGAGATTTGATAATCAATAACCACGATGTCTTTACTGACTACGGAATCAGTATGACGCAGAAAGGCTTGTCAGCCCTTATGGCTCCACCGCCCATGAAAGCGGTCATCAGCAGTAAGAGTCGTCAGCAACATGGTAAGAAGGTGGTCAATAAAGACCCCAAGTACGATGAGAGGGACTTGACCCTTCCCATCCAACTGTATGCTCGGAATACGAATGATTTCTTCACGAAGTATGCTAACTTCTGTACCCAGATTCTCGCTACTGGCTATCTGGAAATCAAGACAAGGTATCAGCCGACAGTCATGTACCGTTGCAACTATCTTTCATGCACCCAGTTTGATGAATTTATCACTGAGTGCGCCACGTTCTCGCTGAAGCTGAACGAGCCAGACCCCACGAACAGGGCACTGCCAGTCGAGACTAATAACAGCCAGAATGAATAAAAACAGTTAAATGTATTTGTTATTCAAATAGAATTTCGTAATTTTGTCGCATGATACAGATAAAGAGGCTCAACGGAAACACCATCCACACCTTTGACGCAGTGCCAGAGGGTTCATTGGTTCACAGGGAACTGATGGCAGACCACTATGTGAAGTTGCCATTCTCACTGGATGAGCCTATCTATCTGAAAGTCGGTGACTACATTGAACTGCCAGACTTCGGCCACTTCGAACTCACCTACCCTTATGCCCCCAAGTTCGATGTTGACAGCGGAGCATACAAGTACGAACTCCAGTTGGATGCGTACTACATCAAGTGGAAGAACAAGAAGTGCAGGTACAACCCTGCATCCAGTGCCAGTGAGACATCGTTCAACCTCACGGCCACCATTTCTACCCATCTGACGCTCATTGTCGCAGGCATCAATGCCCTCGGTAATCTTGATACGAACTACAGGTACAATCTGACCCAGAGTTTTACGTTCCAGTTGGTGAATTTCCCTGCTGACAAGATTGATGCCGCTAAGTTGGTACAGTACCAAGATATTGACTTTATCTCGGCACTGAACGAACTGGCAACGGCCTATGAGTGTGAATGGTGGGTAGAGGCCAACGTCATCTATTTCGGCAAGTGCGAACTCAGCGGTGAAGAGATAGACTTCGAACTGGATGAGAATGTCGAGGAAATGAGTAGTTCAAAGAGCAGTAAGGAGTTTGCTACACGTATCATTGCCTTTGGCTCTACTCGCAACCTGCCATCGAATTACAGAGAGGACCAAGGAGCGGACATCATTCACAATGGCGTAGTCCAGAAGCGATTGATGCTTCCTCTCTCCCTTTGCCCCTATGGTTATGTGCAGGACGCTACGATCCAGAACGAGACGGAAGCTGTCGAGGCTGTAGTCATTGATGAGAACATCTATCCGAAAGTGGACTGTTATATCAGCAGGATAGAGACCTACCAGAAAACTGTTGAGGACGAAGAGACTGGCGAGACCATCACAAGAACGTTCTATCGTCTGTACGATGGCAGCGGCTTCAACTTCAATACCAACATGATTCTTGAAGGCGAGACCCTGCATATCCAGTTCACAAGCGGTAGTATGAACGGCATGGACTTCGAGTGCCAGTACGACAATACTGACCACTACTATGAGGTGGTAGCCAACGAGGACTATGGCCGTTTCCTGCCAGACCCAGACCTGCATCCATCCGTGAACGACCATTTCGTACTGTACAACTGGGACGCTACCCAGATAGCAGAGACAGGCATCATTGATGACGCAGAAATGGAACTGTACAATGCCGTCTGTAACAAGTTGGAAGATATGAAGGTTGACCCCAACACGTATGAGTGTACGATGCGCTCTGACTGGTACTCGAACAAGATGGACACGGAAGTTTTCGTCTGCTACAGCCTCGGTCAGAAGGTGCAGTTGCTCAACCCAACGTATTTCCCGAACGGACGCAGTTCCAGAATCATTGGCTTTGAAATGAAACTGGATATACCTTACGACACTCCGAAATATACTGTCGGTGAGGCGCAGGTGTATTCTCACTTCAAGGACCTGCAGGGAAAGGTTGACAGCCTTACGTACAACGGTGTGACCTACCAGAGCGAGGGTTCTGGAGGCTCTGGCGTGTATGTCATCACAACCACCTCTCAGACCCCTGCCAGTGACTACAACGTATATTCGGCAAAACGCTCTGACAAGCAGTTCCTTCGCAGGGACAGGGCAGACACCGCCATTGGCCAGATAACCTTTGAAGAGAAGTCCATCCACAAGAAGGGTGCTCAGTTCGGTGCTCAGTTCGTTCCTGGCCTTGTTGGCCGTGGTGGTAACATTGACGGCAACGGTAACGGAGAAATGCGCTCTCTGAAGCTGTGGGAGTGGTTGGAGGTGCCAGAACTGAGGTATAACCGCATATCCATCTACACAGGTATCAGATGGGACACCTTCGGAGGTGGTATCATCGAATCTGTCACACCAGACGCACAGGGAGCGGAGATAGGCTCCGGCACACTGAAACTGGAGGATGGTGAGGTAGGTGCTATCGCTGTCGGTGACTTGTGCATGGGTATCTGGCATGACCTCTCTGGCAATGCGAATGCGAACACTGATGATAATGTCGGTAACTTCACGTTCGCAGGCTTCAAGACCGTGTATTTCCAGATAACGTCTGTCAGCGGCCAGAACAACCAGAACTTCACCTACATTCTCAGAAGCCAGTTGGACGGTGGTAACGGTTTCCATCCGTTCGTAGGCATGACGTTCGCAGGGCGTGGCAATGTCAGCAACACTCAGCGTCAGGCGTTCATCTATACGACAACGGAGTATTCCTTGGCTCTCACAGGCGTTTCCACTTGGGAATTTCAGCCTGCCAACTACTATGAGATTCGAGGCCATATAGAAGGTTTCTCGATGCCTGCCATAGATTCAAGCGGACAGCCCTATACCAAAACTTTCCACGGCTACGGACAGGTATTCGGCAATGCGTATATCTTCGGACAGTTAGACACCTTTGAGCGTATCGACTACAGAATGTTCATCGAGCAGTCTCTTGGCGGTACGTTGGCTCCTGGCGAGACGGAAGATGTGTCATGTACCATCCTCAACGGCTATGGTGTCAATGTCACGGATGAGTTTACTCACTTCTCGGTAACGAGGAACACAGGTGATGCCGCCTCCGATGCGGTATGGAACGCACAGCATACGAGTGTGCAGAACCCCTTCCAGATAAGTTTCAATGACTTGGGAATAGACGGCATCCACAAGATAGCCGCTGTTTTCAGTGTTGTTGCTACGGATGCAGCGAACAATGTAGCACAGGCACAGGCAAACTATAACAGTTAAGATATGAACGAGAATCAATTTGCATCACAGAGGTCACATACCAGAGTGAAGTTTGAGCCGCTGACCGTCAGCTGTTCGTTGGTATGTCTCACGCCTCTCTCTCCTGCCACCCAGAGCATCAACGTTCTGTCTGGCACACCTCAGTATGAGCCGAACAGGGCGCTGACCCCTACGGTGATATTCCCAGATGTGAGGGCAGCAGACCCAGACAACGTTTTCCATCATGGCCCTGCGAACTCGTATCTCTCTCTTGACACCATTCAGTGGTATGTGGACGGTGAGCCTATCGAAGATGTGTGGACTGTCACTACTGACTACACCATCAACACTACTGCTACAGACCTCCGAGGTGCGTTGACCATCAACAAGAACCTCCCTGCATCGTCAAAGGCCGTGCTCCGTTTCAAGGGCTCGTTTCTTGACTGGCGTACAGGCATCGTGTATAACGTGGAGAGTGATGAAATGTCGCTCACCTGCACTGACAAGGGTGACGATTCCCTGTCATGCTCCGTTGACAAGCCTCTGGTGGAATACGATCCCTTGTTTGATGACCTCCTGCTGTACGAATACAAGGTGGCCAGAGGAATCACCGTGCAAGGCACAAGGGCTGATTATGTCTCTGGCAAGTGCTATGAGCAGTCCGTGAATGTCATTCTGGTCTCTGGAACATCACTCCAGAACTCGTTGTCTGCAGGCGTTACCATGCGTGTTGTGCGTCATGGCCAGTCAACAGCCCTCACGCCAAACAGCGAGGCAAGCCCAGAACTGATGTTGGCAACCTATCCCACCATCAAGTTCGATATGCGCCAGATTGACAAGGCAGAATACGATGTGCAGTTCATCAAGAACAGTGCCGTAGTGGCACAGGCTACCATCGGCCTGCATACGTCCACTACCATGCCGTCCTTTGGCAAGCCTCTGAGAAATGCCGATATTTCGCCATCACAGCAGGTCTATGAGAACAACGTCCTGCTGAATCTCGCAGACAGGATGATTGAGTACCCAGAGTGCTTCTATCTCATCCAGTGGATGACGCAGGCCAAGTACAACGATAACGGCACATGGAAGTATGCAGCCGAGAAGTCTTGGCAGAGAGGCGAACACCTCCTTGCAGCCATCGAGGGCCTTGACATCGGCCTTACCGTCAATGACAGTTTCTTCGACCTCTGGTTCAACGTTGATGCTCACGGCAAGGACGAACTGCTGACTGATGAGAACGATGTGGTATTTACTGATGAGAATGACGAACCGCTAATAGGATAAGTTATGAAGTACGCTATCATAGTCACGAAGAAAGGTGAGCAGTACGGCTTGGTTCCTGCCCTGCACATCACCATCGACAATAAGATGATTGTCAATGAGAACGAATTGCGCCTTGTGGATGCAGACATTGAAGATGCTGCACAGTTGCTTGGTGGAGAACTCATGGAGGAATCAGAGGTTATTAACTATATGAAAAAGCATAAGAAATGAGTAAGACAGCAGGTGCGGCTTTCTCCGTCCGCTTCCTTCGTAACGGAGACCAAGTGTTTGTTGTCCGCAATGTCATTGACCAGAACGGTAATGGTGCCGCTTTGTTCCAAGTCGTAGACCCAACGAGTGGAGCGGTATCGCCAGACTGGAGTGTTGCGGCCAATCAGCCTATCGTACAGTTAGGCGTCCGTTCCTCGGCAGGCTATACGGCAGAGATTACGAGTGTCACATGGGCCTATGCAGGTGTGACCTTGAACTTCACGCTGGACGGCTCTACATGGGTGACGGCAAGTAATGATGCTCGCTTCCAAGCACGTATCAATGGTAACTACTACGAGTTGAAGGTTGTCGCCAACCTCGCATCCGCAAGTGTGGTGGCCAACCAACAGATTACGTATGAGGTGAACTACGTCTGCAACGCCATGACCGACAAGGTACAGGGTAATGTTGACGTGCTTATCCAGACGGCAGGCTCTGACAGCCATATCCTTCAGATTACTACCAACAGGGTAGAGATTGATGATACCAATACCACGGCCACCCTCACAGCCGTAGGCTACTATGGTACAGACCCTGTGACCATCGGCAGCAACGGCTATACGATAAAGTGGTATCAAGACGGCACTGAGATTTCCGGTCAGACCAGTAACACCCTCACTGTCACAAGGGCCATGGTCGAGGGCGGTAGTATCTTCATCGCTAAGTTGTTCTTGAACAACAATGCCGTTGCACAGGACAGCCAGAGAATCAACGATATTGCCGATGAGTACCAGATTGCTTACACGCCAACCAACGCAGGAAGCAACTACGTAGGTATCGGCCATAACGCTGTGTACACCCTCTCAGTGACCAAGAACGGCAGTGCGTATGCAGGAGCCGTCTCGTATGCTTGGCAGGTGTTCAACGCTGTCGGAGAGCAAAAGACCAGTGGCACAGGAGCCACCGTCACCATCACTCCAGACCACTGTCTGGTAGGCTCTGGCGAAGGTGCGTACCATGCCGATGCTGACGTACAGGTAACAGCAACACTCTAAATCCTTGATATATGAAAAAGTTAATCAATGCGGATTTCGTTCACTCCATGAGTGACGGAAACAGTATCTTCGGAAACTTCGGTGGTAAAGTCGGACAGATGACCATCGAAGAGTTCCGTCAACACCTCAACGACAACGATGAGGAAGTTTTGAATGACCTTGCGTTCTACATTGATGTCAACAAGGCTTCGAGCCTTGGCAGCACAAGGGTAGACGTAGGCGGTAATATGCACATGAGGCAGTTATTGGAGGATTCCGCTGTCTCTGTCATCATGGATGCCAACGGCAACTGTGCTGTGCTGAACCGCAATGACGGCCGCTTTTCGGAAGAGGGTATGTCTCTCTTGAACAACGATGGCACTGTCATTTCCTCTCTCGCCAACTGCGACTTCATGAAGATTGTTCCTAAGACCTATGGCCGTGTGCAGACAAAGACTATCGGTGCTACCACCGTGCAGCGTCTCTGGCTGTCACTCGTACCACTGCCTGGCGGCTATGAGATTCCTCAGTTGGTGGTCGGCAAGTTCAAGTGCTCCATCGTGGACGGCAAACTTCGCTCGTTGCCCGGTGTTGTCACTGCTGACAGCCAGACCGTCAAAGGCTTCTGGGATAAGGCACAGTTACGCTCGAAGAACCACGGTCTCGCAGGTCTGGACTTCCGTAACCACCTCCTGTTCCACATGATGGCTAAGTACGCTTGGCGTGATAGCCAGAACTGTAAGGGCTCTGACAATACCCTTGTCTGGGGTGTCGGTCTGGACGGTACAGAGAACAGCGGTGGCTTCGATGGCCAGAAGAACATCAAGACTGGTATCACTCTCAGCCTTGGTGACTATGACGGCAACGTAGCGACAACGGATGCCAACAGCAACACCTGTCACTGCGTCAGCGTAGCAGGCTTCGAGAACCCTTGGGGTCAGAAATGGGAAATGCTGCAGGGCTTGTGTTCTGTAGGTACTGATGTTTACTTCTGGAGAGGTAACACTATGCCTTCTGGCACTCCTACAGCGGACACCTTCGCTAACATCGACCATGTTAAGCTGACACGTCCTACAAGTGCCGTATGGGCCATGAACATTATCGCCTCAGAGGAAGGCCAAGGTGTCTATATGATTCCGAAGCAATCTATCTCTGGTATCTCCTATGGCGATAACTTCTGGTATGATGCTAATGGTCAGCTGTGGCTCGTTGGCGGTGACTCGAGCTACGGTGCGGCTTGCGGTCTCGCTTATGCGCTCTCGAGCAACGCTTGGTCGGCCTCGGCCTCGCGCCTCTCGGCTCGCCTTGCATACTATGGCAACGTGCAGAAGGTGTCTATCCAGAGACTAATTGAACTCAATTCGTAAGGAGGGGGTGCAGGGGGTTTCCCCCCTGCCATCACTCCACTAACAGAAAGTTAAACAATCCCTGTAAGTCAACAACAGAAAAAACCATAACTCCGATGGTAGGCATAAAGGTAGTGAAGCTGTGGCTCATTGGCGGTAACTCGAACAACGGTGCGAATTGCGGTCTCGCTTATGCGAACTCGAACAACGCTTGGTCGAACTCGAACTCGAACATCTCGGCTCGCCTAACTACGTTAGTCAAGAAAACAATAAGGGTGTCAGTACTGCGTCATGGGAAAACACCCGAGTACCTGGAGCCTCGGCAGCGTGTGCGTATGTATAGCACGTGTTGGGTCGGAACAACATTCACCTTGCGCGGTGTACGGTCAGCCGTCCCGCCCGTGACGTTAGTAAGCCAGTAATGGATTTGAACGCTTCACATAGAAACGATAGCAAGCGAACAGAATGAAGAGAGAAGGCCATATATATGAACAGATGGCGGTGTGGGAAAACATCGTTGAGGCAGAGCGCATATCCACGAACAGGAAGATGCGGAACCCCGGTGTCATCAGACATATCGGGAACCGTTGGCGCAACCTCATCGAGATTCAGCAGTTTGTCTTGAACGGCACCATGCGCACTGATGAATATCAGCACGAGCAGCGTGTCAGCGGACAGGACAAACTTAGGGACATAGCGAAGTTGCACTTCCATCCCTCCCACATTCAGCACCAGTTGATTACCATGGCCGGAAACAGGAGAATAGACAGGAGCCTCATACGTCATACATACGCAAGTCGTAAAGGATATGGCCAGATATTGTGCGCTACTGAAATGAAGAAGTCACTGAGTAAGTACCGCAGGACAGAACGGTGGTACGGACAGGGTGACGTCTGCAAGTATTACGACAATATCCCTCACAGCCTTATCAGAGAGGATTTGGAACGCCTGTTTAAGGATAAGAAGTTTGTTGACACTTTCATGGAGCCGTTTGAGCGGTTCGCTCCAGAGGGCAAGGGTATTCCACTCGGCATACGTCCAAGCCAGAGCATCGGCAACCTCACGCTGAAGGATTTCGACCACTTCATGACAGAAGAGAACAAGTGCGCAGACTACAAGCGTTACCTTGATGACTTCATGTTCACTGGAGCCACCAAGGGCGAGGTCAAGCGCAAGATGAAGAGGGCAATAAAGTACCTCCACGATCTGGGCTTCAACACCCATGAGCCTAAAATCCACCGTATCAGCGAAGGTATGGATATGCTGGGCTTCGTGTACTATGGTGTGAAGAACGATATGTGGTGGCGCAAGTCAGACAAGAAGCGTTGGCTGAGACATCGTAGCAAAGTTACAAACAAGAAGCGTCTGAGGGAACTGGATGACGCTGCTTGGGGTATGCTGAAATGGGGAAACACCCACTGCAAGCGTCTCTGGTGCATGAAAACAGGCAGGGAACTACCGAAAAAGTATATGGGAGTAAGATACAAGAACACTGGCATCAAGCGCACAGAGCGCAAGGATTCCAACGGAGTGCCGTTCATTGACGAACCGAAGATAGGCATGGAAATGCTTACGAAGTTCGGCAAGGCCGTTGAGTGTGACCGCTGCCTCAGAGGCATCAAGACCTCTCATGGTGAAGGCCGTTATGCTCTTAGGGTGCTCTTCATGGATAACTGGTATAAGCTGATAGTAAACTCCGTGGAGGTCAAGAACTTCTTCGATGATATGCTTCGTAACAATGTCACAAGGCTCATGGTAGCCTTCAAGGATGACGGTAACAAGCATTACGTTGTTGACCTTGACCAAGTGGAAATTCTCGAGGTCGATGGCCGCAAGGTCATTGAATATGGCGATAAGATTGTCTTTGAGGACACCAAACAGGAAGTATTGTTTCACTAAAAACTGATTGATATGATTACAGGAAATTTGCAGAGACGTTGGAGTGAGATTTGCCCTCCAGTCTATGACAAGGCCAACCGTATCGTTAGCCTTGACATCAAACAAGAAGCCCAGACCGATGAGCAGGGCAATGAGGTTCAAGGTTATTCCTTCATCCCTGTGGAGATTGACCACCAAATCGACTACGGCCACATCAAGTCGCAGCTGATTGAGGCAGGCTTCGCACAGAAGGATGAGTTCGGACTGCTGATGAATGCCGTTGACAGCATCGTTGAGGCTGCTGCAGGAGCAAGCAGTTGGGCCAAGTTCAAGGAAGCCCTCGACAACGAGGTTATCAAGAAGTTCGGTGAGTTCTGTGCATTCAGAAATATGTGCGCACAGGCCGCTCACGAAGTAATGACACACTATTAAACCGTTTAGTCTATGAAGATAAAAGGAGCGTTCCCTGTCAGATGGCAGGCACAGGACGGACAGCCTGGCACTGGCGTTACCGTTGACAGGATGAACTCATTCACGAAGTATGCTGCCAGTACGTCTGGCACTACTCATCCTGCCGATTCGTCAAGTGACTGGAAGCAGACTGTTCCCACTGTAGCAGATGGTAGTTACCTCTGGACGTGGGTACACGTTGCATATTCCGATGGCAGTTATACCGATGCCTATTCCGTATCGAGAATGGGTATTGACGGAAGAGGTATTCAGAGTTCCGTAGTAACGTACAGTCAGCAGGCAAGCCCTGTTGACCCTGCGACCATCACCAACTGGGGTGCGTTCCCATCTTCATTGACGGACGGCTACTGGCTGTACACAAAGACCCATGTAGTCTATTCCGATGGTGACACTACCGATTCCTATTCTGTCTCTCAGATAGGTGTCGGTGCGTACTATGCAGGCTGTCAAGAGTACTGGGCCACGTCAAACAGCGACACCACACCTCCAAGCGGCTATCCTAACACGAAGTCGTTTGTGGACGGTGTGGCCACCTATGCCAACGGAGAGACCTGTTCTGTCAGCGGCTCATGGAGCACGGACAGACCATCAGCGGACAACTCCGCACCGTATATCTGGAACTTCGAGATAAGTTACGACAGCCGAGGCAACAAGTATGTCACACGTCCTATCTGTATAGGTAACTTCGCCAAGGGTATTGCCAGTATCGTTGAGGCCTATGCCATCAGTGCGTATGGCAGTCCTAACAGTAACTCGCAGGCCTATCCTACCGATATAGCGTCAAGCGACTGGCAGGATGAGCAACACGCAGTAGCCCCCACCAACGCCAAGCGTTACCAGTGGAACAGGACCACCGTGAACTATAACAACGGCTCTCCAGACGTGTTCTATCATGTCAGTGCCGTCAAGGGTGCCGATGGCATAGGAGCAACATACCTCGACCTTGACAACGAGAACGATTCCATGCTGTACGATGGCAATGGAACACTTCTCAGCGGCAATGCCGTATCGAACATCAGACTGTACAGCAACGGCCAGAGGGTGCAGAACCCTCCCACTTTCAGCATACAGGAAAAGAGCGCATCAGTAACGGCCTCTATCTCTGGCAGCGTCTTGACCGTCACAGGCATCACGTCCGACAGTGGCTATGTTATCGTACAGTGTACGTATAATAACGAGCCGTACACCACACGCATGACCATCAAGAGACTACAGGGAGAGGATAAGTATGAACTGGAACTTTCGCCTAACAGCGTGTCGTATAACGAGACTGATGGCGTGGCCAGTACTACCACCATCAGAGTGTACATCTGGCGCACAGGACAGAACGGTGTCCGTACCAAGGTCACTGATATGTCTGACTTCAACCTGTATGTCAAGTACCAGAGAGAGAATACTACGTCATACTCAGCCAAAAAGACCGCCTTTGACAGTGGCAAGGACTATGTATCGTTAAGTATTGACCCTGCCAGTTACGACTATTTCAGATTCATTCTCGGTATTGATGACACCAACCAGACTGTCTTAGACACTGAGACGGTCATCGTTGGTAGGGTCGAGAACGGTGGTCCTGGCGAAGGTGCCGTTGTCGTAGATCTGGATAACGAAAATGATTCCATGCTCTATGACGGAGCAGGAAACCTTGTCTCTGGCAATGTCGTTTCCAATGCGAAGCTGTTGGTCGGTGCGGAGGATAAGACCTCTGACACCTCATGGGCTTTGGGTTCGTATTCCGGCATGGCCAGTTCGCAGGTATCTATCTCTGGAAACACTGTCACCGTGACAGGTATGAGCGCAGACGCCTCATCTGGATATGTTGACGTGGTAGGAACCTATGGTGGCCAACCGTACACGAAACGCCTCACTCTGAAGAAGCTGAGAGGTGTGGATAAGTTTGAACTTGTCTGCACTCCATCCGCATTGACATATAACGAAAGCGGAGGGTCGAGCGCACAGCAGGACGTGAACATCAAGGTCTATCGAACAGCCCAGAACGGAGCGAGAACACTCGTTCAGAGCCTCAGCACCTATGGACTGAAACTGAGATACTACTGGATAACCAATGGTATTGACGCAGGGCCTACAGAGATTACGGACGGCACGGCAGCAGGCTACTACAATAGTGGTGTAACAAAGAGCGTCTATGCCTCGATGTACACCGCTTACCGCTATGAGTTGCTGAACTCTGGAAACCTCATTCTGGATTCAGAGACAGTACCCATCGGCCATGTCAGCAATGGCACAGGAACGAAGGGTGCTGATGCGAAGAGCATCTACAAGAACTCGTTCTTGAAACCGTCAAAACCAACAGGGTCGAGCCCTTCTGGATGGAGTACAGAGCCATCGGAGGTCTCTCTTAAGGTACAGCCACAGGGTGACTGGTCATTGGCCGATGATGGCTTTATGGCTGCACCCCCTATCGCCAACAACCAGACTTCTGTAGAAACTTTCTCGTTCATCACAACAGAGGCCAACCAGACATTCTATTTCCGTTTGAGGTGTTCTGTCGGCAGTTACGACAATGTATATATCGGGCAGGTTGATTCTGTTGCCCCTGTAGCGAATTATATCAGAAAGGTCAATGGAACGAGCCAAGATACAGGTGACCTATCAGTGACCATCCCAACTGCAGGCGCACACTTCATTTGCGTGGCTTACGTTCGAGGAAACAGCGGCTCATCAAGTTACGTTAAGTTCATTTGTGGCAGTATGTTCCTCTGGAAATCCGATGCCGTTACGTTCAATACCGATGGCACTGTCTCAGTATGGAGCACTCCTTATAAGGTCTCTGGTAATGATGAGGCCTTTACGACAGAGCAAAAGGCGAATCAGTTGCTCCAGACTAATTTCCTCGCATCCAGAATGGATAAGTGGATTACCAAGAACGGAGCAACCACAGAAGGTACAGGAGGTAGAAATGGTTATGTCTGTGAGCCTGCCATTGATGACGTGTTGAAGGAAATGCTTCAGCAGAAGATGTATGAGGTAAATGGCGAGAAGAGACTTCAAGCGAATACATGGTACACGCTGTCGTTCTGGGCCAAGGCAGACCCATATATCCAGATAAACAAGAATGAGACTTCGATATACTACGGCTTCGCTACTCAGATTTGCTATTTCGCTCCTAATATAGAGAATCAACTGGTAGTGAACGGCTACTGTTCGTCCACAGCAAGAAGCGCAGGAGAGGAACTGAGGGTATTCGTCTATAATGATGACTGGAGTTGGTCGACGTCAGTGGCCATTACCTCTACTTATGCCACATCTGCCACATTGAACTTCACTTTACCTGCCGAAGGTAAGTATTTCATCACTGCCTATGTCTATAAGAGCGGAGGCGTTACACCTGCCGAAGGAAAGACGTGTACCGTGAACTGGTATCGTATCAATCGTGGTATGAAGTTCATGACATATCTCTATCCGCATACGAACAGCGGTGAATCCCAGACAGACTACACCTGTATTGACTTCAACGCAGGAAAGATTGTTGATGGTGTTGTCATAAATGGTGGCAACTCAACAGACAACCATGTTGACTGGCAACTTACTGAGGTCTGGACGAAGCATACCATGACGTTTAAGACAAGGAGCAACATACCTGCAAGAGACCAAGCGTTCTTGATGCGTCTATGGATGTTCTCTAATAAGACCTATGTATGTATGCCTAAGATTGAGCAGGGAACTGTTGCTACAGACTACTGCACGAATGATTCTGATATTTCGGAACTGGCATCAGATACCGTAGGCTATCCCAGAGAGCGTGGCGTATATGTCGATACAGAGAGTTTCGTATGGAACGATGATTTCAGAGACTTTATTGACTATGAGTTTGATGGCACTTGGTATCGCTATGGTGTTAAGAAGAAGGGTATGATTATCCCTGCAGGAACACCGCCAACCCTCGTAGGAGGTGATAGCAATTGGGAGGTGGCCAACCGCATCAAGACGCTCATTACTGACACCATCTTTGGTGCCAATGCGAACATCGGTGGATTCATGGCCAGTGCTTCACAGTTGTTGAGCAAGAATGGTTCTTTATTACTCGATGGTGTAGGAGGACTTATAAGATTGCTTCATACAGACGGATATAGATGGGAAGTAATGCCTAATGGTATGCAGATGCTTGGTATTCAGAACGGAAAGCGTATAGAGTTGGATCCGTCCACCAAGAAAATCATCGTTTATGATGAAACAGGCTCTCCATGTGTTGTTCTTGATGGTAATATTGAATCCTCTATCGATAATCTTTTCAGTGAAACATCTGGCTCAGACAGTAAATCCATATCGTTCACTTGTCATGCAGGAGCATCAGAAATCGTTCAATGGGATAACTATGTTGATTGGGAGGTTTTTGTTTCTGATGCCATCCATCTGACAAGCCCAGGACGAATTAAGGCTTCTGGATATTATCACCTCGCATACAAGGGTGACGTGTATTGGAGTGGTGGAGCACTTACGAATCCTGGACAGTACTATCCAGAATGTTTCAGTGTTGGAGATATTGCATTTTATCTATATACATACTCAGACGCATCATGCCAGAATCTCGTTTCAAGAAAGCTTATTCGCTCATACCAGATTGACACTATGCTATGGTTTGGTGGAAGCCAAGGATATGTAGAAGAAGGTTGGTGGGGAACAGGTGGTTTCTCTGATGACTTTCATAATCTGACGTTTGATGCGCCTGCAGGATATAACAAACTCGTTATCGCAGGACAAGCCCAGATGATTATGGGTTCAGATGACGATACAAGATTTATAGTAGAGATAACAGGTAGTCGTTATGAATACACAAGCAATATCTATCTGAACAGATTGTTTGGCAATGGCGTTTCTTTCGGAACGAACAATATGGATAATTTTGTTGTGATGAATGAAAATAGCCATATCCATGCCAGATGCAAGAGTAACAATCAGTATGGTTTTGATATTTCTCCTAACGGCATCAAGATATTCATTGGAGGAGCTTGGTTCCTTCTTGGTTACACAGGTATCACCATCAATGGAACTTACTACGTATTACCGACATTATCAACAACAACAGTATAACAATGACAAAGACAACAAACAGTTTAGGAGCAGGTGCCATGTGGCTGACCTTTGGCAACGAAGCCCTGCAGGCAATACATGATTGCCGATGGCAGATAGTCTGCTGTGTGTTCATGCTCATCTTCGACTTCTGGTGGGCCTATTCCGAGAACAAGCATCACTTGAAGCACGCTCAGACAGAGAAAGAGAAGAAAAAGTATGAGTGGCGCACCTCACTGGCAGTACGTAGAACCTGTGTCAAGTTCGTTGACTACCTCACTTTCCTTCTGGTTGGTGTTGTCATCGGACTTGCCATCACAGAGCCTTACGAACTTGCCGACCACGTACAGACTGCTGCGGCAGGCATCCTCATAGGCTGCGGCTGTGACGCTGTTTCTGCATGGGGTCATATCTGCACAGTGCATGGATGGAAGTTCAGACCATCAGACGCATGGAAGTTCCTAAAGCGTTTTGCCGTAGCCCTCATCAAGAAGAAGAGCGAGGACGTTGGCGAGGCCCTTGAAGAGACATTCGACAAAGAACAAAATATGGAGGATTGATTATGAAAAAGATTATCGAGTTTCTGAAAAAGGTATTTGAGTGGTTAGGTGACAGCCATCGTTTGCTTCATCTTCTGTTAGGAATGGTTTTCGGACTGTTCGCAAACACGCTGTATTGCGCCATCTATGGTGGTGCAGGTGTGGCAGGTGCTCTGGAGTTTAAGGACTATCAGTGGGGCGGCAAGCCAGACTGGATAGATTTCCTTCTGACATTCGGAGGAACCGTCCTTGGTTTCTTGGTTCGTATCTTGGTCATCAAAATATTTTAGGCTATGGATAAGAAAAAAGTTATCATCGTGTTAGGAACCGCCCATCTGGCCACGACCCCCGGAAAAGGCTCGCCAGACGGCAAGTTCAAGGAGTACCGCTACAGCCGTGAAATGGTCAAGATTATCAAGTCCATCCTCACAGGCTATGGCTACAAGGTCTTGGTGGACTATGAGGATGACAAACTGCCAAAGTCCATGCAGACACCCAGTGCCAAACTGGAGCAGTCTCGAGAACTCGGCCTGCGTGTCAACTACGTCAACGAGGTATGCCGGAACAACGGCAGTAGCAACGTCCTGTATATCTCCATCCACTGCAATGCTGCAGGAGCCGATGGCAAGTGGCATGATGCCAGAGGTTGGAGCGTCTATACGTCCCCTGGCCGTACCAAGTCAGACGATCTGGCTACCTGTATCTGGAATGCCGCCAAGAAGAACCTGCCAAACGACCACAAGAACGCCCTACGTGCCGACTGGTCTGACAAAGACCCAGACTATGAATCTGCATTGTATGTCTTGACACATACGAAATGTCCTGCCGTCTTGACAGAGAACCTGTTCCAAGACAACAAGGACGATGTGGCGTACCTCACTTCAGATGCAGGCATCCAAGCCATATCCAGACTGCACGTGGAAGGTATCATTGACTTCATAGAACGATTCTGACCATGGATAGACTAAAGAAGTTTGACAGGGTAGAGTTCGTTACCTATATGCCATCAGATAAGGAGTATGGTGTGCTGTATGTCAGCGTGTACTTCGGACTGGCCATCTGCCTTTGCCCAGACGGATGCGGAGAGGAATGCGTTATGCCGTTGAAGCCCAACGACCCAGAAGGGTGGACCTACGAGGAAGAGAACGGCAAGGTAACACTCTCTCCATCTGTTCTGGAAACGTCCTGTCCGAACAAGGCGCATTTCTTCATCAGAGAGAATAAAATCATTTGGGTATGAATGACAACGAGAGAATGGATATGCTTTGGAAGGATAGTAAGAGGCGTATCATCATAGTCCTGTTGGTATTGTTCCTTCTGGCAAGCCTCATCTTCAACGTACACCAGTGCAACAGGCCGAGGTATGAGCCATCGAAGAGCGATACCGTCAGAATCATTGAATATGTGGAATGGAAGGACAGCACCCCACAGGAACTACAGCCCGAGAAGGTTGTTGGCCATGTGTCTGTTCCTCACCTGCCACGACCTGTTAAGGAAACGCCAGATTCTTTACATGAGCCAGAGGACACGTTACAGAAAGCCGATTCTGTTTACACGTTCCCCATCGTCCAGAGGACTTTTGGCGATTCACTCTACACCGCCTACGTCAGCGGACCTAAAGTTGACAGTGTAGGCCCCAAGTTGGATAGTATCTCCATCATGCAGAGGGTAGAGACCATCACGATAACGAACACGATCATCAAGAAGCGGCACTGGCACTTCGGAATAGGAATAGGTGCAGGCTATGGCGTGTTCACCAAGAAGCCGGACATCTTTGCAGGCGGCAGCGTGATTTATGAGTTTTGAACATATTGTTAGTAGATAAACTGCTTCAGCGGAAGCACGTTGTTTTAGGTTAGTAGTTTTTTTTCATAGTATTAGATTTAAGGTTAGTAGCCGTTAGCCGTCTGTGAGAGATAGCTAACGGATTTTTACGTCCTCTCAGCGTTTTTCTCACGTTCGCCCTAACAACTACCCACCCAAGACACAAAAAAGTCTCAGCACGTCCGCAATCGGCCAAATATCGAATCCATGATTACCACCTCACCAACCGCAAATAAACCGCAAGTTGAGGCCCTATATATAATAGTTATATCTTGTTAATTGGGAAAATCGTCCACTGGCCGTTAAGCGCAGTTAAAACACCGTTAACATTAGATTATTTTGACATTGGTAAAGTCAAGTTAAGTTAATCTCCTGTTAAATTCGTTCACAAAAGGCCCACAATCGTTCCAATTTTTACCCCTGCATACTTATTCCACCCTCTCGCCATTTGAAGTACAGCGAGGATTTTGCTCATTTCAGTTCAAATGTGCAATCTTTCAAAAGTTAATCATTGTTTAACCCGAGAACGTAGTCAATGACCTTTCTGTTGGCATTATCAATCTTCTCACGATTGAAGTCAATGTAGATGGCTGTAGTCTTGTTCGTGGTCGAGTGACCGAGGGCAGCTGATATGGTAGCGTCTGGAATGTCGAGTTCGCTTGCGATGGTAGCCCATGTGTGACGAGCCCAATATGATGACAGTCCAGGAAAGGCAGGATGATGCACCTTGTGGAGCCTGTGCTTCTTGGAACCACGTTTCCACTTTGGATTCGGCTCATAGGTGACAGGACCTATCTCTTTCAGCCCCCTGTCGAACTTCTTGGTGAAGGTCGTTGGCTTGGATATTCCGTCAAGGAGGTTAAGCAGGTAGCCCTTGCCACTGTAGCGAGTGATAATCTCTTGTGCCTCTGGCTCTACCTTGATGGAGTACATTTTCTTCGTCTTGGCTCTCTTATAGACCAGATAGCCGTCTGGAGATACATCGTACAGCAGGCAGAGGTCTGTCACGTTGATGCCTATGAGGAAGAAGGAGAGTTTGAACATATCAAGGTATCGCTGTTGGTATGGCTCCACAGGATAGTTGAACAGTTCACGAAGCTGTTGCAGGGTGAGGGAGCGTTTTACCGTTGCCTCATTCCTAATCTTGAACTTTCGGAACGGATAGGCCATCGTAACCTCATTATCAATCGCATCGTTGAACACGGCTCTGATATTGCGCAGGTGGATATTCCTGCCGTTCTTGGTAGTATTGTACTGCATGAGGAAGCGGTCGAAGCCATCAAGCCATTCCCTGTTGATGTCCTCGAAGGTGCGTGTCCTTGCCTTGCTGTCATACTCCAGAACACGTTTCAATGTCAGTTCGTATTTCTCCTTGGTACTCTGTGCCTCTCTGGTGGAGGTAAACAACTCCATCCTTGGAACGAAAGCGTTAGGCTCTGTGTCTGGATCCAGAACCGCAAGTACCTTGTTTTTTATCTGCGTTGCGGTTAATTTTGTCAACTGGCCATCAGTCGTTAGCCTCTGGATGGTGTTCTGGATCTCGGTCCTGCGAGTTTCAATGAATGAGTTGAGGTTGTTCTTGTTCGGATGGTCTCTGACTTTCTCCCTTACCGCATCCCACTGGGAAGGTGTTATCCACACGCCAAGGCTGACGTATGCAGACGATCCCTTCTTGTTGATTCCGACTTTGAGTTGTGCCGTTGCACCTCTCATCGTCCTCTTGTCAAGATATAGATGTATTGAAACTGCCAT